ATGTTAAGTGACTCTAAAATTAGAAGTGCAAAACCAAAAGAAAAGCTTTATCGAATTGGTGATTCGGATGGTTTATGTATTGAAATTAAACCTAATGGAAAGAAGTATTGGCGCTATCGTTTCCAGTGGCTTAAGAAAACTCAAATGATGAGTTTAGGCGAGTACCCTATTGTGGGATTAGCCGAAGCTCGTACAAAAAGAGATGAAGCTAAATCTTTAGTAGCAAGCGGTATAAATCCAGTTGAAGAAAAAGAAAATCAGAAAAAAGCTAAATCTGATGAATATGAAAATAGAGTTCTCTTTAAACATGTTGCTGCAGAATATAAAGCTGAAAAACTAAAAAATCGTTCAGAAAGATATCAAGAAGCTTTTCAACGTGCTTTAGATAAAGATATTTTAAAAGTTATTGGTGATAAGGATATTAAAGAGGTTACCTCAGCAGACGTTTTGACAATTATGAAAAAGACGATTGCACGAGTTAAGCGTCAAAAAAACCATGGTACTGGCGAAGTATCAGCAATCCAAAATCGTACTTTTATTGGTGGTGTAATGCGTTATGCAATCGCTACACTTAGAGCTGAGTATGACCCAACGTATGCAGTTAAAAACGTTGTTGAGCGTCCTGAAATAGAACATGCCAGACCAATGGAAAAACATGAAGCTGTGCAACTCAGGAATAAATTAAATAGTTATGGTGGATCTACTACAGTTAAAAATGCTGGTCTTGTAATGCTCTACTCAATGCTTAGGACTATCGAGATCCGTCGCATGAAATGGGAATATGTCGATTTTGAAGAAAGAACAATCACCTTTCCAAAAGAGATGATGAAAAAGAAACGTATTCATATCGTTCCTATGTCCGATCAAGTTTTTAATATTCTTCAAGAGCAACGCAATATTGTTGGAAATCGTGAATATGTTTTCCCAGCAATTTATCAAGATGGAATGCTCTCAGCTACTACATTGAACAAAATGCTTGATTATATTGGTTTGTCTGATGTAACAGCTCATGATTTTCGCGCTACAGCATCCACATTACTAAATGAAAAAGATTACGATGATAAATGGATTGAAAAACAACTAGCCCATGCGGATGGAAATAAAACCAGAGCTACATATAACCATGCAAAATATCTTGAAAGCAGACGAAAAATGCTACAAGACTGGGCTAATATCGTAGATAGTTGGGCTAATTAATAGGTGGTCTATGTGCGCTAATTATGAACCTATATCAAAAGACCGAGTACATCTACTAGATTTGCTTGAGCCGACATTTGAATATAAAAATGATATTTATCCTGGTTACGACTGCCCTCTTATTTTTTCTAAAGATGGCCACATTGAATGGCGGCAAGTTAAATTCGGCATGATCCCGCCTTGGAACCATGACTTAAAATTCTCAAAGTATACCTATAACGCTAGAACTGAGACGGTAGATAAAAAGCCAAGCTTTAGACATGCATGGGCTAAAAGCCAGTTTGCACTAATACCAGTTGAAAAGATCTATGAACCGAGATATGTGAATGGTAAAGCGGAAAGATGGGGAATTTATCGAGAAGACGGCTTACCTTTCACCGTAGCTGCTATTTACGATTCTACTATCATTGATGGGCAACAAGTTCGATCAATGTCAATGCTGACTATTAATGCAGATAATCACCCTTTTATGTCACAATTTCATAAACCAGAAGATGAAAAGAGATCTATCATCGTCATTCCTGAAGAGTATCGAGAAGATTGGCTAAACTGCAAAAGAGAAGATGCTGATCAATTTTTCTTTGAGATGCCCATAGGTGGATTTACTGCCGAATATTGCCCTAAACCAAGAAAATCAGCCAATTAAGTGCGTAGAATTTCCGACCAAATGCACTTTTGGCTACGTCAATTTTTGACTTCTATTTGTTTATCCACAGCTTTTTAAATTTGAATTTAAGCTCATCTCTAGAATATCATCTTAAATATGTTACAAATTCAAGTTGGAGGATATTCTATGAGCGAAATTGTACCATCCATTATCCAGATAAAACCGTACATCACACAAAGTATTGTTTTATCTGAGGCCTTATCTATCAAACAAGTTGTACCATCAACTCATCTACTCATCCCTTACGCATTAGAAAAAATCAATGCAGGTTTCCCCTCGCCAGCACAAGATTATGTCGATAAAGCGCTCGATATGAATGAGCACTTAATTAAGAACGAAACTTCAACGTTTATTGTAAAAGTTGCTTCGCTTTCGATGCTTAACGCAGGCATTGATATTAATGATGAATTAATTGTGGATAGAAGTCTGGACGCAAAACATGGCGATATCGTTATTGCACTAATCGATAATGAATTTACCGTAAAACGATTAATGATCGATGAAAAGGGAAAATGGCTAAAAGCTGAAAATCCGGATTATAAAAATATTTATTTAGCGGATGGCCAAGAATTAATAATTTGGGGTGTTGTCACTCATATCATTAAAATGACACGGCATTAACTCATGAAACATGAGAACAAAGTATTTTTTCTCATCGATGTAAATAACATGTACGTCTCATGTGAACGAGTCTTTAATCCAAGTTTAAACAATAAACCAGTCATCGTTTTGTCAAATAACGATGGATGTGCCGTTGCGCGCAGCAATGAAGCAAAAAATTTAAATATAAAAATGGGGGTGCCATTATTCCAGATCAGAGACATAGTAAAAAAACACAATGTTATTGTTCTCTCTAGCAATTATGAACTTTACGCTGAAATGTCGCGCAGATTTCATAAGATTCTTGCATCGTATGTAACTGATGAAGAAGTTGAGAAATATTCAATAGATGAGTGTTTTGTTGATTTTTCAGCTTATGAAAAAAATTTTGACCTAGAAAAGGTCGCTCAAGATATGCGCCTAAAAATATGGAAATGGATTGGTTTGCCCGTGTGCGTAGGTATTGGTCGCAGCAAGACGGAGGCAAAGATATCCAATCATATAGCTAAGAAAAATCAATGCTTTAACGGCGTTTGCGATCTCGTAAACATGGATCCGTGCAATAAAGAATATTACTTTGCTCAAATAGATGTGAGTGAAGTCTGGGGGGTCGGCCGTAAACATGCAAAAAAGTTGCAAAGCATGGGAATTAATACAGTGCTTGATCTAGCTTGTGCTGAACCACGTGAAATGCAAAAACGCTTTTCTATTGTTATGGCTCGTACTATTAACGAGCTACAAGGCATCTCTTGCCTAGAAATTGAAGACACTCCGCCATCTAAAAAGCAAATTATTAAGTCATGTTCTTTTGGTGCGAAAGTTACCGAACTTATTGACCTACAAGAAGCAATAGCCATGCATGCACAAGAAGCATGTAAGAGATTGAGAGATGATGAATCATTATGCGGCTGTCTTATTGTTTTTGTTCAATCAAGTCCTTTTGATGAAAATGTACCGTTTTATAACAAGTCAATAACCGGCTCATTTTCACAACCAACAGATTGTGCGTTAGATTTCGTAAAAGCTGCAACAAAAATGCTATCTCACATTTTTAAAGAAGGTATTAAGTATAAGAAGTGCGGTGTGATACTAACTGGGCTAGAACCCAAAACAGGTCACACTTATGACCTGCTCACAGATTTCGAAGCTATAGAAAAGAAAGAACAATTGATGAAAACACTAGAGAACGTACACACAAAATTCGGAAAGAAAAAACTCGGTATAAGTTCGTGTTATGTACCAGGTCGCAACTGGTCAATGTCACGAGACAAATTAACTAAGAATCCATTTAAATGGGATGAACTACCTTTAATAACTAAATGAGCAATTTTTTGCTCACTTTCGAAGGATTTTATCAATTTTGAGCAATTTTTTGCTCATTTTTCTATCAAAAACTTAAATGAAATTTCCATTTATTCGACTAGATTAATATTTATGATTATCTAAAATAAGCTAACCTCAGAAATACTCAAAGTTATGAATCAAAAAATTAAAGTTTTATTAATAGATACTATTGGTTGGATTACTTCCATTTGTATCATATTTTTCTTTTTCACTCTTTGGTTATATTCCTACAATCAAATTGATAACCCATTAAAAGAAGCTTGGTCCCTAATGGTAAGCATACTTTCAGCTTTAGCTACTATTGGGGCAGCAATAATTGCAGCTAGTTTATTTAATGATTGGAGAGATTCTCAAACAGGCTTAAATAGATCTGAACTTGCTAGAAATACACAAACATCTTTATATAAACTTGTAAGTTATCTTGATTATTATCATAAGTATGTAATGACACAAAAACATTTATGGAACTCAAAAAACTTCCCAGAGATTAGTAAAAATTTAATCGATCAGGCAGAAAAAATACCTAACGAATGTGAAGAAAGAAGAAGTATATTTCGCAATGAATGCGAAGAGCTCTATAAACAATTTCTGATCGATTTAAAGATTTATGAAAAGACCTTCGACTCCGATCTTAATCTAGATTTAGATCGAATCCGACATTACAGAGGATGTATTGGAGGAATGCTAAGAGACCTATCACAATCAAAATCAGCTTTTGAATTAAATGCAATGACAAATCATCTAAAGAATTCCGAAAAACTATTTAATAAAGAAATACTTGATATAGTAACTTCTGAAATGTCTCAATATATTAATTTAAAAGTAAAATAGTATTTTTATAAATACTAAGCTTTAAAAATCCTCAATTGAGGATTTTTTTTATTACTTTTACCCAAATATAGGCTTTGTTGCATAAAGCCTTTGAAGGTAAAGTTTTCCTAAGTTGCTAAAATTTAGGTTACAACTTGGGTATGAGGTCTGCCTAATTCTGTAAATTTATTTAATACGGCTACACGTGCATGGATCTCATTCACTTGGCTGTCAAAATTCCTTGAGTAGAGTTTATCGCCTAATAATTTGATGCAATGCATCTTGGTTTCGACCAAACTTCGCCGATGATAACCAGACCACTTTTTCCAAAGGGCTCTTCCTAGACGGAGGTCGATAAAATCACGGATAAGCGAAAACGTGAGCTTCTTCAAATGAATATATATATGATTTTGAATGACTATGATAAAGCGCATGCTTTAAATGATAAGCAGCTTGCACAGAAACCAAATGACACAGCACGACTTACATTTAGATGTCAGTTACTTTCACTACAAGGGAAAGAAGCCACTTCGATTAATAGGTGCTATGACTATGTGGCAGAGGTTCTAAAAGTAGAGCTGAACAAACCAGAAAATAAGAAGGACCCAAATTATAAGCAAGCTGAATTTTCATACTTACTTGTAAAGTATAAAGCTGGGCACCTTGAATACAAAGAGAAAATGAGGAAATTCATTGATAGTACAAATGATGAAGCTCTAAAAGCCTCTTTACAAACTGTCTACGATGCAGAAATAAATAATTAATTAAAAAGCCCTGAATATTCAGGGCTTTTTTTAAAGTGCTTTAACGCAAATAGATACGTTTACATTGCTATTGATTGTATGTGCCGTACAGCCACATAAAAGAAAGCTTAGTAATAGTAACTTCATTATGCTTCAGTAACTCTAATTGCTGTCACGCCACTTAATTGCGGTAAGTTGTAACGTTTGCTAGCTGGTTGAGTTGTACGACCATACCATCTGAATTCTTGAAAGTCAGAGTCATTATAAAGTGCATAACAAACTTTATTAGACTGATTGCCTCCAAGGCATACTAACTTTCCAGACTTTTTGTCACGGCCAACTACAAAACAAACATGCCCACCACCCTTTCGAGTTTTAATAGCTACACAACCGTAAGCGGGTTTAGCTAATTTTGTACCATAATTCACATAATCCAATGCACGGTACCAATGCTTAGGATAAGCAATTCCAGCTGATTTCAAGCAATGTGCAACGAAGGTCCCACACCAAGCCGTTTCATCGTCAGCCCACCAAGCCTTTAGCTCCGAGAGCCATTTTAAAATAGTTGGGTTATGCTGTTTACCAGGTATTTCTTGAAGGCCAAGATGCTTTTTTGCTTCTGCAATCCAAGCTAATTCATCAGGCTTTGTTGGTGTTGGGATATTCAATAAAGAATTGATCCCTACTAACTGGCCTGTTAATTGCGGGCCATTAAGTCGTGGTTGAGAAATTTTCTTTCCAATCCATGACAGAACAAGCATCAAAGTACCAGTAACAAATGCATGATATTTTTCAGGAATAACTTCATAATCAACACCCCATTGTAGTGCTGGCAATAAAATTAGCATGATGAATGCACCTACGGCGGGTAACTTAACAGATAGATACTGCCAAGCATTGTTTTCAATTAACTTCATTCATCTTTCCTCTTTCGTAAATTATCTTGCTCTAGAGCTTCTAAAGCTTTGATTCGTAATTCGCTTTCTTTTTCACGTAATTCACTTTCTTTACGTTCTCTGCGGTCACGTCTCCACTGAAAAATGAAACTTATGAATAGGCCAACAACAGCCACTATTGCACCTGTATAGCTCAACCAATTAATTGAAGTTAAAGAACCAAATGCGCTTGCTAAACCACTCCAGAAGGTAGTTTTATTAGCAAAAGTTGTGACTGTGACTTCAATTGCCTGATGATCAGACATGACCTATTCCCCACGTTTCATTTGGAGCTATTTTTGCAAGTGTTATTGTTCTAAATAGAGTATGGTTCCAAATACAAAGCACGAAAAAAGTCTAAATTAATCAGACTTTTCTACATGAAAACTATCGGCCTCTACTTGCTAGGGCATTTAATCCCTTAATGACTTCTTGACCTAATTTTAAGAATACGTTATGACGTTCAATTTCATTTTCTAAATACTTCTTGCGGTTTTCCCATGCTGATGAATTGAAGTAAGTACTTTCAAAACTCAAAGGCATTTTTAATGCATCCGATAAAGGCATTGGGCAGTTTTCAGAAATACTACTTGCTGTCTCAAGCAAAAGATCGGTCCAACTCTTTGATGATTCCTGTAAAGATGGAAGCGGTGCGAAATCGTGCAGGCGCGTCATCTGCACCTCTTTCCACTAAAATACCGTGGTTATCAACGCTTAACCGTAAATGAGTAAATAACTCATTGTTTAAATTATTAAAGTCTTGATAGCACAAATCAAAATCACTAGCTGGCATTTTCTTAATAAAATCTAGCCGCTGCTTAAATCGTTCTTCAAATAATTTAGGATTTGTTCTATCCGGTAATAAAGCTAAGTGCTCATGATTAGAATAACTCAACTGAAAAGCCATCATGCAGGCAATCCATTCAGCGACATTCTTACAATTTGCCTCTAAGAACTCCGCTTCCATTCCAATAAGCTGTCTAACCGTAATTCCATTTTGCGTAGTTTCAGTTTTCCAATTATTTTCTGATTGAAGGAAAACTTTGGACCAGTCTGTATTCACTTCCAACATGGTATTACTTTGTTTTTCAAGATACTTAAGCAGAAGCAGATACCGTTCCTGAATTGTTAAAAGTAAAGGATCTACACTGTCTAAAGCTGACTTAAGAAAAGCTGTAAGTCTTTTTTCATTAAAATTTGGTGCAATGATTGAAATTTTAAGAGACTGTTCAAAACTAAGCTCTTGCATTAGAAAGGTATTTTCACCAACTGGCACAGGATCAAATGTAATCATTAGTTGCCTCCATATAATGAGTAAATGTCTTTTGAGTCCCATGCAGTTCGACTCATTAAACTAATATTGACGGCTAAACTTAACCGGTTACCTTTTTCATCAATTGGTGCAACTATTGGTGCTGAAACACTTTCAATAATAAAAGGTTTATAAGTTTTGCCATGTGTAGTAAGAGATACAAAAGGTGGGATAACCCCTGAAAACAAACCTTCTAAGGTTGTATTTGAATCATTAACGACATTTTGCAGCGTAGAATCAGAGGATAACGATACTGGTAAACTCCAAGCCTCTAATTGCATAATCTTGTCTTCAACTTCGGATCTCGCATCACTTAATGCCAAGAAAAAAATTGATAAATTAAGGCGTACTGAAGATGTTGATAGGAATACTTGAGTTGTATTCACTTTGGTTAAATTTGTTCGCCCTTCAACGCTCTTAAGCGCATTTTCAGCCGTTGCTAAAGGTCCTGATGCCATATCACTTAATGCTGAAATGAATGGTGAATTCTCACCTAACGTTGCTGCAGCTTGAAGCATTTGCCCAGTTTGCAAGTTAGCCATCAACATTGGCATCTTTAGTTCTGGATTGCTATTTTCAAATGGAGTTTGCCATTGGCTCTCAATACTTTTATCACCGTCAGTCAACAAAGCACGAATTACTGGTGAGGCTACTGGGTTACCATCTTTATCACAAAGTGAAAATTCAGCATATTTATGCTTTGAAATTGAGCCATAGAAAGGATCCGATTCAGTACTGGGCAACTTTGTTTTAGCTGTATTAACAGCTGGTGCATAAGCTAAAGCTTTGGACATAAAAAAAGTCCTACCATAAAAGATAGGACTATTATTTATGTTTTATTAATTAGTTTTTGAAAGAGGTTCCATGTTTATTTAATTTCACCATATGCGGTATTAATTGCTGCAATCCCCTTCTCATTATTTAAAAATTTTATTAATTCTAAACTATAAAAATCACCAATAGGTTTCGTAATTTTAAATGTTGATGGTATTGAAAAATATACATCCATTCTGTTGGAATTGGAGTTGCACGTAAATTTGAATAATTTCAAAGACTGTAATTTGATAGAGTTATAATTAAAAATTGCTGTACATTGTTGTATAGAAGGAACTTTATAATATTGTTGTAATTGAAAAATGAAACTTTCTAAACTAGTAGGTAACTCTTCCTCTGTAATATCTTCCCAATCTACTAGTTTGAAGCCCAAATTAATATCGTCATTACAAATATATTCATCTACTCCATCTAATTTGAACCAATTTTTTTTCGCAATCAGATCTTGAACTTGTTGAAGTTTCATAAAAAGTACCTTTATTTTATTTAGCGTTTAAAGTAATAGTTAATTGTTATTAATTCTTTTTTTTCAAGAGAATAAAAATAAATACGCCCATTATGAGCGTATTTATTAACCGAATCTCAAGCAGCTAGATTAATATTATTCTCTTGCTCAAAATCATTAATCTTCTTAATGATTTCAGCAGACTTGTTATATGGCATAACAATCTCATCAAACTCATTTACTTCTGAACCCCAGAATTTGAGCATGATATTCTTAATCTGAGGTTTATCCACGCCGTCGCCATTGAATACATACTTGCTACGTTCAGATCTGACATATAGTTGGTACTTAGCAAGCTGCTCATCAATACGTAGTTTTCTAGGAGGCATTGCGATATCACGAATTTCTGAAAAGAGGTCTTCAACACTTGTAAGGTGCGTAAAGTCTAATTCTCGTGTTATTGGAACATCATTAGAGCCTGCATGTTTTTCAATAATGATTATGCGAGTTGAAACGGCGGTACCAGCATTTTTAAAGGTTGATTGAGGTAACCAGATTTCAGCTGTCAGAATTGCACCAGGTGTGCTTTCAATAAATTCGTCTACTTTAGAATCCATCGAACCACGTGGTACCAAGGCCACAATCCGACCACCATCATAAAGATGACCAAAAGCCTTCTTGATATGTTGAATTGCCAAAGTGCCAGCATGACCAAATGGCGGATTCATCACAATCGCATGGTACTTATTCAATGATTCTAAAGATTCGAATGTATCAACAATTACTTTAGCACCTGTATTTGCCATTTGAGCACGACTAGCTAAAGACTCAGTCGGTTCAATCATTGTCAACTCTACATCCTGCGGAACAAAACGACCAATAGCACCATCACCAGCACTAGGCTCAAGCACAGAATCGCCAGTGTGTACCCCTGCCCATTCAATCATTTTGAATCCTAGAGGTTCAGGCGTTGCATACCATTCCTTACCTTCGCGGTTATCACGACTTTCAGAACGTTTGCCTTTGGCATAGTAGAATGTTAGTGCTTGATCAAATGGGGTTAACTTAGCAATACGGGCATTTTCTTCATCATATGCTTTACCACCAATACCATCATTTAGACTTGGCTCTTCATATTTAGCTTCTTCATAAGCCTGAATTAACGCTTCTTTGATACTTACTACAGCATCAGCACCTTTTGCAAAGTTATCTACTGTTTCTGCGCGTCCAGCAATCGTGTCTGCAAATGCAGCCCGTTCCCATGCAGTACCAGTAGTCAAGTATCTCTGAATAGCATTTGATGCTTGTCCGGTTCGATAGATACGCCCTTCCGTCTGTCTCAACTTGGCTGGCTTTGTTGGTTGACCAATATTAATGAGTACTCGCTGGTGTTTACCAGTTGTATCATGCAAGCTAATCCCAGTAGAACCAGCATCTGACTGCAGAATGAGAATATCGTGCCCGCTATCATCAGTATTAAATAACGCTACATTAGTTTCACGTTGTTGCTTTGAAAGACGGCCATTAAATAAAAGAGCATTAGAAAATGCATTCTTTAAAGTTTCAACAGGTGAATCATAATCAAGATTGAGATTTACTAGATCCGGTCTATTTTCTTTGAATGCATTATATTCAAGCTCAATATCTTCTCTAAGTGGGCTTTCATATTTTTCGATATCAAGCTTACTAATCAAGAAAGGTGCAAAACCACCGCCCTCGTTATAGTCATGAAAAATTACTACTTTACGACCTAATGCTAAGTGCTTTTTCACCATATCAACACAAGCTTCAGCTTTAATAGCTTCTAACAAACGGCGTCTTGCTAAGTAATCAAAGCGTTTTGCAATAATTTCGTATATGTTTTTAAATCGGTTGCCAGTAAATAGCCGATCATATTCTTGCATAGATGCATGACGTCCCCAGCCTGTTGTTGGTTTACCAGTCTGAGCAGCCCATTCTTCAAAAGATCGTGTTTTGTGCCCTTCTATTTCTTTATAACCATTGCGAAGATAAGTTAAACCTTCATCAATAAGTTCACCAACACGAGAGCCAATTAGAATGAATTTACGATCATAGTCAAAATTTACTTCTAAATCCCGCCCAGACATAGCACCAGTGTTTTTAAGATTTTCGGCGAACTGTCTTTCAAGTACACCTGTATCCACCTTAGCTTCTGGTCGCGTCAACTTACCATATCGCTTTCGATATCCAAGATTTCCCATATAGAAGTGCTCTCGAGCCTTACTAAAGCCTTCAGCTAAATTACCTTGGTCATCAACAGATACTGAAGGAGACATATAATCAAATAAATAGCCTTCCGCCCAATCAAGTGAAAAGTGATAGCTAAATGGCGTAGCAGATAAGAAAACAACTTTGACCTTACTTTTCTGGTGTTTCCAATTCAAATTCCAGATCTTTCGTTGTTCATTTCGAAGGACCTGCATTTTGTTATAAGCGCTTAGGTATTGTTCTGTTTCTTTACCATTTTCATCAAATTCTTCAATTGGCATCTGCTCAGCAAACTTATCTTCAAACCACTCACTAAAACCATGCAAATGCCCGGTTAATGCTCGTAGTTTGTTTAATGCTGCAGTTGCTTTACCATCGGATGATTGCGATAGAGTATGGGCCTCATCAATTAAAATCAGATCCCAATGTTTGTGAACCAAACTTTTATTTTGACCAAAATTAGCAAAGGTTGTGACCACGACTGAGTGATCCTCACCGCCATTTTCTTTAATACTTTTTAATTTGTAAGCCTTGATATTTAAAGGGCTTGAGCTTTTGACAAAGTCATTAGCGATTTTATCGTTTAGAGTAACAATTAAAATATTCTTAAGGCCAGCATTGATAAACCGTTTTGCTACACCCAGACCAGTAAAGGTTTTTCCAGTACCTGTGCCATTAGTAAAAAGAATACCTTTCTGATTTTCCTCTATTAAGCGCTTTTCAGTCTTAAAAACATCACCACGCTGTGCAGATTGTAGATATGGCAAAGCTTCGTCAATATTTGAAGCATCACTCCATATAGTTTCTACCTTATCTGCTTTTAATTGAGCTTCTAGCTTTTCATCTATGGCAGCTCTAACTGATTTAGCAGATTGTATAATTGATCGATCTCTTGCTCGTTTAAGAGATGATCTCTTACCAGATAGTTCACTGCTTCCGCTGCTGTTAATCCGGTTAGCACTGGTTCCACTATCTCCATTTGAAGATTCATTTCTAGGATTTCGGCCGCCAAGTAGACTTGCATCATCACTTTTTGGTAAGCCAGAATTACTGTCTCTGAGTACCCCAACTTCTCCATCATTTCTGACTGCTTCTGAAGCCTCAAGTTCATCTTTTCCTGATCCATTTGCAGGAACATTTGGTCCTCTGGATCTGAGACGAAATTCGCCAACTGATTCCACATCTGAATTGGTATTTGATACATGTAAGAATAATCCTTTTACAAGTTGCTGATCTTCTGAAAGAAGAGAGTCTGGAATAGCTTTAAGATGTTTTGAGCGTACAAGAATTTCACCCTGATAATAAAAGGCATAGGGGTCAAACTCTTTAGCTTTGGTTAATTTGATGCCTTTAAGACCAATAACCTGTAGTGTTTTATTCTTTTTAGTGGTGTATGGCTTCAGCTCTTTATCGCAAGCAAAAATAGAAACAATTGTCTCTAGTTGTGCAATAACATTTCTGGAACTGTTATTAATGTGTTGGATAACTGATTCATCAATGTTTTTGATAGCCTCGTTATATAAGACTTCAATAACTTCATCCAATTTTGGAAAGTCACTTTCTTGACGGGCAAAAGCTAAAGCTTGCTTTGCTACAGACAAGTTAAGTTCTATTTGCTTATGGATTATAAGAAGGAAAAATCGAGCAATATTGCTCTGATAATGCATGAAATCAATCATGTAATAAATCGCAACCAATACTGTGTCTTTAGTGATTGGTTTGAGCTTTAAGTTGGACATATATCCCTCAACATAGGAACTTTATATTCCTATGTTGAATGATCGTAAGTATCTAATTTTTAGTAGGTTCCAAACTTTAATTTGTTAAGTCTTCATGTAAGATATCAATAGGGTTAAACAAATGATCAATATCTTCAAAAGGACTATCAGAAATAGAATCATTTGAAGGAGTTTGGCTTAAAATTGAGTCAAATTCACTCCACGTATGATTTAAAGATTCTTTGAATCTTTCCATTGTCATTTGTTTAATACCTGCAAAACCAGTCCAATTTTCTTCATAATTAGCTAGATAAATATTTTTTGCATCTTCTAAATTTTCAGCACCTATAATAATTTTATGTTCATCAAAAGTACCATCTTTATTCTGCTGACGAATGATATATACAGTTTCAGGGTTATGCTCTAAACCATTTTTAATAAATACATCTAATTCATCACCATCTGCACCCGTAGTATCCTCAATATATCCATAATGGTGTTTCATCTGAACTTGCCACAAATTACCCTCCTGGTCTTTGCCACTTCTTATCGAACCAGCGGGGTTTTCAATTGCAATTCTTAAACCAGCAATATCAAGATTACCCTTTTGATAATCCCCTGAAACTTTTTGTTCTTCAGTAGGTTCAGATAAGAAATTAAATGGAGATGTTGCAGCATTATGGGCTTGTTTATCAATTTCTGATTTAAGAAATACATCTTTTAAATTACTATCGATATTGAACATTACTGTTCTGTCAGAACCTGAAGCCAAATCCACACTTATCTTTAAAGCATTGTGGAAACGTTCGGCCCCCTCTCTGGTTAATCGAATTATTTTAGATCTACATGAGCTACTGGACTCAATCAAAGAATCGTACATTTGCAAACTAATGAAATCATCACCAAGCACTTGTTGTGCATATTGGATAGCATCTTTAACACTTACTGGTTCAGGCTCACCAAACAAACCTACATTACTGCCATCTAAAGCCTGTTTCTCTGCAAATTCAGCTAAAGCTTTAAATAACATACTCATTTTTTTTGAACTGCGGCTATTCTTGGCGAGAAAAACGGCGAGCTCAGCAACACCTTCCCCTAGATCCTCAAAAAGCCCTTGCTGCTTTACAAACTCAACAATATCTTGATCATTATGCTTTGCAGATAAAATGGTATTTGCTGCATCAATAATTGCATTAGCAACACGTTGATCAATAGCTTGCTCCATACCATCAACGATTTGATCCGATATATCTTGAACATTTCCTCGACTTATAGCTTGCGCTTCAATAAATTTAGGCGCAGCAACACCAAGCGCATTAAGCATATTTTGAAGATCTGGTTTTGTATGATCAGCCATCATTTCTAGCAGACGATCATCATTGTACGCTTTACTAAAAATTGCGGCCTTGATTCTGTTTATCAGTGCTTGTGTTGGTTTTTTATCTTTCGTTGTGTACTGGGCAGCTTCTGTATCACCTAATTTACTTAAAAAACCTTGAATAAACTTTTGATTACTCACTGCTAATAAATCGCCATCTTCACTCGGGTTAAAAAGAGCCAGTAAATTCTCATCTAAACGTTTAGCATCAGCTTTAGCACGTTCAGTTGCTGTAAAAGACAACTTATCATCTTGGTTAGCATCTATGGCAAATTGAGCTCTATCAATCTCAGTTGTACGAATACGTATCAAGATTGGTTGAGCTATTGCTTGGACCTGCTCACTGCTAAAGCCAAAGTAATCAGCTTCATCAATCAACCATTGTTTATACTCATCTGCGGTACCACGCTCATAGGCAAGCTTGATTGCCATTGTTCGGCCATTTCCTGATTCAACAACTAAATCATCACCAGTTATCGGTGCTCCCGTGTCTGCCCGACCTGAGCGGCCTAGGCTTTCGGGGTCTAAATCATTAGCAGTTTTCTGTACCCATGCTTGTGAGGATTCACGACTACGATCTCGTGGCTGCAATTCTTGCGGATAATTAGGGTTTTCCGCACCAGTTGCTGTATGAGATGCAATTACTTGATCAATATCAACTAAAGCGAATACAGTAGAAATCTTTTGTCCTTTGGCTGTTTTCACATTATTAGTTCTACCCTTCAATAGCCCAGTAAAGGGCTGTTTAGGTTTAAAGAAACTAATCATTTGATCAATTACAACTAATGGATTTTTAGCAATATCTTGAATAGAAATTAGATTTAAAGTTGTCATTAGATATTCTCCGCTTCCATTTTTTGCACTTGATTCAAGAGTTCTGTCACCGCTGGAATAAGAAGTGGATCATTTAAGTCTTTTTCTGCTTCATCTCGAATTTGCTCTAATAACTCAAGATTAACTTTAACCTGCCCTTCAATTACTGAACGGTAAAGTTGATTACCTTCATCATTTGTCGTACTAGGCTGAAGATCTTCAACTTCTGTCGGAGCATTTAGTTCTTTAGATTCATCATTATCTGAATTTTGGGCTGGCTCTTTATTACTGAGGCGATCCGCTAAATGTTCATCTGCCCATGCTCTTGAATATTCATAAAATGCTGTTAAATATTCTGGTGAACCTTCGGCCCCATTCCAGTTTTTTAAGAATTCACCACGGCGATCTGAAACCCAAGCCATAAAGTCTATGTTGTTAGTATCTTCAGGCTTTTCCAAAGTGTCTAACCATGCTTGCATCATTTTGTTTTCAGCTATACCAGCTGCACGTGCTGCTAAAACTTCTTCATCTCTTTTTTGTTTAGCTTCATTTTCGGCATCAATAAGTTTTTTTGCTTCTAATTCTGCTTGCTGTTGAGCCAAAGCCTGGTCATCTAGTTCAGAAATCCATTCACGTGCCCAAACTACCGCATCAGAGTCCCCCTCTAGAGCCTTATTGATACGTTCAAAGAATGCTTGGTAACGTAAACCATCTTCACCTGCCCATTCAGGATCAGCATTTAAACGCTTTAAATCGGCTTTTAAACGTGCGGCTTCTTCATCAGAAATACTATCTGGTAACTCATTATCGAGACTATTCTCTTTAATGATTCCTTCATTTTCCTCAGATTGCTTGGTTAACAATGTATTTTGCAACTGATCCAATTCGTTTAATAAATTGGAAATTTCTACACTTAAAGAATTTAATTGACTTTGTTTTTGCTCGAGGCGTAGTTCTGCATCTGCTAAAGCCTTGGCCTTTTCTGCTTTTTTAGATTGTAACCGCTTAAAACGATTACTATTTTGGTTAATCAACTTCATAATTCGACCAGCGAGAACTGGAATTGAAATTCCTTCTCCCTGATTAGGCTGGATTGCAGCAGTTATATCCCGATTGTTCATTAAAATCTTCCATGAAATTAATGAATCTGCTGGACTAATTTTTTTTGATAATCGATCTGGCTTATGAAAAAGGATTGTGAAGTTTTGGCCGTCATCAAAATCATAAGTAAGGGCAATTTGAAGGACTTTTTTATGCTTAAAGGGCTTACTTTCCGTAACGTTAACGATTTTGACGCCAGTTTTTGAAAACTGATCCATAGAGTGATGCAAAATTGCAGACAGCTGCTCTAAATGCTGGTAATCAACGATCATAGAGTCATAATGCGCTTCTTCTACGCCTAGACTAGATAAAAGCGTAGGTAACCCATCAAATTTACTTAATAATTGGCTGTGATCATCATTTCGTTGCATATCTAATAACAACTTAGAAGTATCACCCTCATGAGAAATTAAATTGATTCCATCCCATTCAGGTTTTTCAGCTGCGACAACATTTTGTAATTGTTCTAGTTGCCATCTTTGAATCGGTTTTGAACCCGTCAAATTAAATTGTTGTGAAGATAAATGGCGCTTAAGTCCAAATTGATTTGTTTCAATAACATCTGTAACACAAGCATCAAACATTCGGCCAAATTGCAGTATCGCTAAATCAGCTGCATGCTGGTCATCGATAGCGCCTAATACCGCAACAGAATCAAACGCATCTATCCCACCCTTTTTACCTTTTAAATTTACAACACGCCAGAAATCATTTTCCGTGTAATCTTCAGTGACTAAAGCATTAATTTGACGGTAATCACCCTTAATAAACCCAATTGAACAAGCACCACTATTCACCATGGAGTCAAAACCATGTACTAATCGGCTTTGATGTGGTGCGTGTGTTTGAATGAAAATTGATTTAACACTCACGGAGTTATCCTCATTTTAATTTGAGGATATTTTCTCAAGTAGGTGAATCTATAAAGGCAATGAGTTCCATAGCTTATTTTAAGTTGGGAAACATTTTGATGAAATTTAAAGTAACAATGGCATGTGCTTTATTAGAGGCATCAAGGGGCAAATTGCCTGCTTGAAGTGAAACTAGATGCTCAATTTCAAATTGGTTTTGATTTCTTGCAGCTTTATCAAAAGCATATATTTTTAATCTCATTAAGTATTCAATTGGTGGCGGCTGAGTACCATCCTTATTAAACATTATTTCTTTTATAGCTTTAGCACTATTCGCAATAGCTGCTTCTTTAGTCTCAATAAATGAAATGCTCAACTCATTTGAAGCATTACCAGTTACATGGTTGAGTTGAAAATGCCCCACATGCACTGCATCGGTTTGGGCATCTAGTAGTGATACATCTACATTATTGGCTAACCAAGCAACTTTGTTTGAAGGATCAAAAATTGGAATATTTGCTTGAGCAATTTTACTGTTTGCACGGTACGGGCGAATTTCAATTCCAAAATGTGCAGCTGAAAGTGTTCCTAATGCGTAAAGTTCCTGATAATGGGAAACAGCTCGATCCACTGTTAGACCAGACCATAAGACAGGATTTTTAGCAAAACGATCTTTAAACGGATTTAAAACGTTTCCAAAACTGTTATTTATAGTTTTATTCTGTGTTTCGTATTCAAAAAAAGCCATTATTCTTCATCCTCTGGAAATTTACGGCTCTTAGCAATACTTTCAGCTAATGTTAATGCTTCCTCATATTTCATACCTGTATCGCGCTCAAGAATGTACGCCATAATATCTACATCTAAATTTGATTCTTTCAATGATGCGATTACTTGTGTTTTAAGTAATGTTGTATTCATTCTTGATTGAGCATTGTTGATTTCTTCCGTAGCTGCTGCAGTTTGGTTTGAATAATATTCAACTTGCCAAGGGTAATCTTCAGGCTCAAATTGTTCGTTATAAGCAAAACCCCAATCCAAGTGAAGAATTTGATTAATCCCTTCGGAAGCTGCTGTTCGAATGTCTTGTGACCTACGCATGATTTGTGCAGAAGTATGGAATGCTCCACCTTCTCCAATACCACCAGTTAACATGTCAGCCCACCCTACCATACTTGGGTCTAGACCTATACCGCCCATTAACAAACGGACATTAATCATGAACTGTTCAATATTAATAGGTGAGCTTCGTTGATTCTTGATATCACCCACTGGATTTAGAACTTGTTTTTCATCAAATACTGGAAGCATGTGAAAAGCAGTATTCCAGACTGCTTCACCACCTGATAAAGCATCACGGACATAAGCCTCATGATTTTTGAGTAAACCTTCTAAACCACGGATATAGGCTTGACGTTGTGCTGGCGGCATTCCTGACATATTTACTGTCAAGAACATCTGATTTACGGTATCTGCAATTTGCTGGCTATTCATTGATGCCAAAGCGAGGATTACATCATCATAAATATCTTCAATCTCATAAAGAAATGAGCCGCCTAAATGCGCTGGTAAGATTGGTAGCTCATCTGGATCATCACCCTCCAACATTTTCGTGACAAGACCAGTTTCAACAAGCTCATATTGAGCAATATTGCTCATACGGGGCATTTTGAAACGTACCATTTGAATAGTATTCAGTTTGGTAATAGTTTTTTGCCAATTACGAGGATCTAAACAAAAAAAGGCGACAGTCTTACTGCCTTGTTCGAACGGTTGTATTAATGGCGGATATGTATACTCATTGCATACGAGGTCAATTACACCTATATCTTTTTTCCCATAAATACGTGCATAGGAATCACCGAAAGAAATAGCATCTCGGGCAAGTTTGCTTAAATACTTATTGATAAGCTTTTCCATCTTTACACGGCGCTCATCTAGTTGTTTTTTTAGTTTTTCAGCTGCTGGTCCATTCGCCTTTTTTAACCGTTCTGCGGGCGTAATAAAGACTTGTTGGCCGCTATAAGAATCTCCGCCTAAGGCTGCAGAAACATGAATCCCCATACCCTCTGCGATAGGTGCAAAGCGTAACATTCTCTCCCATTTAGTAAGAATTTCTTTTCGAGTACGCTTCTTATTGGCTTTGGTTTGGTTAGTCCCAAGTGAAAACGGAGCCATAGTTTCATATAGCTGCGCTGTTGCATCCTGATTAGACGTATCGAATTGCTGATCATATGAATTAACATTTTCACCGAGTAACAACGATAAGAACCGAGAAGACATAACTAAGCCAAAATACCTAAATAATTAAGTATTTTGATGACTAATAATTTTTAACTTTTAGATGGGTTCCAAAGTTAATTGGAACCAAATAGATTTCTTTACATAACAGCATGCAATTCTATCTGAACAAATTTCTTATCTAATTAGAGGAAAAGCTCATGGCCGAAGTTAAAGTATTTAATGCTTTGGATATTGAATTAGCTCAAAAAACCCAAGACATCGTCAATGCTCAACGTTTTAACAACCGTCCTGCTTTCAAAACATTAAATCTAGGCTGGGATTTAGAGACTGGGTCGGTAGCAGTAAATTACACATTTGTAGAAGAACCACCAGTTAATGATCAGCCTGCTTAAACATGAAAGCCCCTAATAAGGGGCTTTTTAATAGCCAGTAATATCAACTATTAAATGACTATGAAATGGAGAATAGAGACTAGCTGAAGTATTCATACCATTAGCTAGTATCGTATATCCCCGAAGGATCTTACCTGAGAAAGTTGGATCACTATATGAGTTAGTCTTTATAGTACAGTATGAATGCATATAAGAACTCAAACCACCAACTCCCCAATAATATTCATAATGAGCTGGACAAGCTAAAGCCAAGCCATAAGTCTTATTAGCATTATAATCAGGTATATCTGATAACCATGAGCTAAAATAATTTGCACTGCCTTTTAAATAAAAAGTTTCTGCTTTAACTACTTTTAAAGGATTGTGGGAGTTAGAAAATACAATCTCACCTTTACCATTCTTAATTAGTAATTTTGGCGAATGACCACTTTCTAATAAAGTAATTAATCCAAATACATAATAAGTTGCTTTTGTAAAAGGAAAAGTATTCTTATATTTAAATCCTCCTTGGTCGTCTAAGGTGTCAAAAATTACAGTTATTTTCCAATTATTTGTGGAAGTTTCTTCATATCTGACCTGCATCACAGAAACGCCTGTAAATACCACAATTGGTCTTTGTAAAGATGTAACATTCAAAACATGACACTTAACGTAACCAGATACAGATAGTACTGCAGGAGGTAATGGGTCTGAAGAAGCGACTTCCCTAACAAACTTATTTATAAGGTGAAAGTTTCTATAGCTGTCGTCAATTATTGTCACTTTATTATCATTGAGAATTTTGATGTATTCAGCCATTAGCATTTACCTATATGAATACTAACCGTTTGCTGAAAAGCTATATTGTAATAAGCTCTACAATCATAAATTAATAAATAAGATGAAGTATCATCCATTTGATTAAGTATCTTATCGCCCAGCTTAGCCTCAATAGCCATAGCTTTAGTCAAAATGGCACATCCCATACCATTTGAATAAGACTCAACTACAGCACTATTGGCAGATAACACTTCACCAGAAGCTACATAAGCCCACCATCTTGGATGATTTTCAGCAGTATCTAGTTTTCGTACAATTGTGTCCATAGATGAACCTTTCGGGAGGACAACACTTAACGTTTCTGTATACATACTAAGATTAGATGTTAGATCAAGGACCACGTTGCCACCGAGGTCCCTTAATAAGAATGTAGCCATTTATAAACCAATATAAATTCTCTCAATATTGTTATCGTCATATAACTTTAAAGCGGTCCCTGAAATGACCATTCTTGCTTTTTGAGGCTGACTAGGATCTTTATAAGTAATTAAAGTCCCAAGTTCACCAGTTATGGCACTTAACTTGTCAACATTGAATAATTCAGCTGTAAGAGACTTGGCCTTAAAGTTTGCGGCTGTCAAATTCTTAATAAATACATCACTGTTCATCACAACTTGATTGTCTTGGATTATGAACGGCATATATTTAGTAGAAGAAGAACCAGTTGTGAAGAAAATTCTATCCGCTTGAAAACCTATAGAACTGAGCACAGTTCCATTCGTTTGCTCGCTGACCATAGACATTCCAGAGAACACACCATTATTATCCATTCCCATTACGTACTTACCTTTCACACCATCGATCAAATCAGCTTGTGATTTAAGCTTGATAGCATTTTGGCCGTAAACAGAAACCAAAGTTTGTAATGCACCAGCATATGCTCCCACATCAGTTGTATATGTGGTTTTGAAATTTTCAAAATCAGCAATGTTGTCAGCATCTTCAATATCTATAAAGTCTAGATCCACTTCACCAGCTTTACCGGAATAGTTACCAATGAATACTGGTGTAAAGAAAGCAGCTTTATTAGCAAATGTTTTAGGGCTTAGTAGAGTGCCAGCACCTGCACTTGCACCAGCAGATCGGCCCTTAAAGTAAGCGGTACCAGTTATCCAAGTTCCCAACGCTGGTGCGGTACCTGCAACTAAATAATGACTTGAACCGATATCATTGATTTCAGAGTTATCTTGAGCAATATATTTTGTTTTATTGGCGTTTTGACAGGTCGCACCAACATAAACAACTCCGGTACCACTTACACGGCGGAATCTATACTTAACTCGGTAATATTTATTGTCATCGATAGGCAAAGATGTGAACCAATTTAACCAGGCTTCATCATTACCTACGTTATTACCAATTCTTAGTGCATATCCTCCACGACATGTTGCATCTGCAACTAAACTAAGTTCAGTCTTATTCCCACTTGGTGTTTTTACTAACCAATCTTTTTGCCATGTTTCGAGTACTGAAGCCATGATCTTTTGACCATTTGCAGAATACAGTGCAGACATTCTTTCTGTTGAAGATGCGATTGCTTCATTCGTCTTGGTAGACGTCATGTAATCACGCTCTAATGTCGCTTTTGTAGTAGAAGCTATGTCCTTGGCAGTATCAGCTATTTCTTTAGCCTTCTCCGATATTGCACGTACTAATGCTTGTCGTGCATTGTGCACGTTAGCAAAGTTAGTAATGAACTGGTTTCGGTCAATCGTACTAGTTACATTCATATTTGCGAATAAAGCTGCCAAATATGTATTTAAAGTACTAAATGCCGTTGCATAAGCAGCAGAAGATATCCCATATGTGACCGCCTCAGCTCGCAAGCTTGCATCAGTTTGATAAAGTGTATCCCAAACCAACTTCGCCTGTTTTTTCTCAACTGGTGTGAGTTTATTATCAGCAGCAATATCACTTAACTGAGCCATTGGAACATCCACTTTGGCTTGTGAACCTGCAGTGGTTTCCATCATTGAAGTCACTGTAAACGGCGTAACTGACTTATAAACTGATAAATCTGTTTCAATGGCCGCCGTCCAGCCATCTTTAAAGTAATCTGGCGGATTTGTATGAGTAATAGTGGCCGACTCAACTGTAATTGCTGGGTAAGACCAAGCATCTTTTTTGGTAATTAAGATACACACCTTATTATTGCTATCTAAAGCTAGAGCCAGGCCTTTAGTCGTAGCATTATTTTCATCTAAGGTAATACCAAAAGAACGTGACGTCATATTTGGATAAAATGGCACTGTTGACGTATATGCGTAAAATGCCAAATCCAGATCGAAAATATTATCTTCTTTGTTATTGTAGTTATAACCAGAAATTTTAACCTTGGTCATGTACGCACCAACTGTAATTGGTGTCTTAATAACCAATGTACCCGAAGTAGTGATTGCTTGACGCCAAGTTAAAGGCTTAACGAAAATTTTCCCTGCACCTGAACTCAATGGCTGCACACTCATAGCATTGGTATATTCAGAAGTAATTTTCTGTGATGAGGCTGCAATTGCTCGCTCAACATTAGTATTTGTTATATCCGCATTCAAAATATAAGCGCCGTTTTTACTGTCTAATTTTGAAGACATCTCAGTAAGTTTGGCAGCCCAAGTTTCTTTGAAGTTGGTTAATGTTGAAATAGAGTCTGTAGCTGAAGAAACAAAGTCCTGTAAAGTCGGGTCAGCTGAAGCGTAATCAGTAACATCATATTGCTCGATTTGGGCTAAGGTCCAAACTAAAGGCGCAGTAGCTGTTGGTGTAGTTCCTCCCGCCACATAAACATGTCCTGAGTTAGAGAAAGAACCTACAGCACCACATTTAATCATTCGAATATATGTTTCGAACTTGCCTGTCCCCTCAGTACTGCCAATGAATCGATCAATTGCCCCAGTCCCCATATAGTTTCCAGCATTCATTAACTTATATCCAACTGGTAGCTTGATTAAATACTTGATAACAAAAACAGCATTTGCACGGCCATAAACGAGTTGAACAAATCCACCCCATGTTGGGCTGGCAGCACCAATGGTTTTAATTTCAATTTCATAGGTTGATGTAGTTGGGTTATCAGCACTTTTCGCGACACGAGTAACTGTCACGTTCCCATTGCCGGCATTGTTATAGACAGATACACCATTGTTACCTTTTTTGAAATTTACGTCTCCCTGCAACAATTTTCCATTAGTAATCATCATCGCCAGCATTGTTGTGTTTTCTAATGCGGAACCAAGATTATTTGTACTTGTTTGAAGCTGAGAAATTTCAGTATTTCTAAGTGTAGCTAGATCCTTTGATGTTTGGTCAGCTGTAGCTTTTGTTGTTTTTACTACAGAAGATAAACCACCAGGTACAGTTGCATCATATTGTTGAATTTGCTGAGCTATAACCCCTTTATTTACATCAGCCTTGATAAAAGTATCTTCAACAAATTGAGCATTTTGTTTAAGAGACGATCTAAATCCGCCCTTAAAATTTGGCGCTGAATTACCCCGGCTAATAAACATATTAGTTACAGTAAATGTTCCACCAGATGGAGCATTATCAAACCGTAAACCCAATGGAATAGCTTCAAAAGCAGAGGCTTTTAAATCAGATGGGAAAATACCAGTAAGTTCTATTTCACCACTTGCAGCTACAACAAACGAAGGCAACCCAACACTATAAGTTGCACCATGAAATTGAATACTACATGTAGCGCCCACTAATCCTGCAGTTGCTGTGTATTTGATTCTTGCAACAATCGGATCACCTTTATCAATTGGAATTTCCTTGTGTTTATATTGCAACTCCCAAACAGCAACAGTACGGTTTGTACCAGTTGCGATACTTAAATTTTTAGTTTCATCACCAAGTAAAATCCAGTTCTCTTCTGAATACCGTAAAGTATCAAGTTGTGCTTTGAAAACTTTGATTTCTTCAGCAAAAACTTCCTTTGCATCTGATCGAGTAATTTTTTCCTGAAGAATTTGAGCGTGGTTTTCCAATACTTTTTGTAAGTTTCCGCTGTTGTTTGCTAGACCAATCGGAATACCACTAACAACTTGCACAGCAAGCATGATTTGTTTAGCACCATTCGGCCCTGAATCAGGTGTTGCATGCAATTCAATACCGCGGCCTGAGCCAATCCCCTTTTGACCCACTAAAATATACGCATCACGTCCAGTAATTTGATCAAGTGTGAATGGATTTGCACCTAGCGAAATAAGTGCATTTTTTACGGTTGAAAGATTTACACCGATACTGTCGTAATTAGTGACAATTACAAATGTGTCATTTGGAATTGCTGCAATAGCATTACTCATTGCCGTAGCATTAGCTACAGCTGCATAAGTGTCGTATCGAGTTGATGAAGCTATAGACCCATCGGCTGCCAAAACATGAACTGAGAATCCACGAGCAGAAGCTACTGACTTAATCTCACCCTTTAAGTTTTTAATACCAGTGAAAAAGCCATTCCAGCCACATGAATAAACACGATAATTAAATACTTGCCCAAGATCTTGATTTAATTGTTTGTAGCTTGATTCCAAGTTATTAATTGATTGTGTAGTGTTTCGTTGATTATCACTAATCGTGGTATTAATTTCCTGAAATTTACCATCTACAGAAGTTTTATTATTTTCTACAGTGGATTTTAAAGTCGCGTAATTCTCAGCAAGTGAACTAATCTTTTCACCGTTTTTTTGTACATCGGCTTTAGTACCTTCAATTGCCAAAGCATTAGCTTCAAGTCCTTTAACAAGTTCACGTGGATTTTTTCTAAATCCAGTTGCTAACTCTCCCTTTTCAATTTGTACTTCACGAATTAAAAAGTCTGGTGCTATACCAGTTGGTGCATAAAGAATGATATTTATAGATCTAAGATTGGCAACATTCGTCTTAAATGTATAGGTACAGATAGTCTCTTTGTCTGTGTAGAGTTGCCACGATGATTGAAGCTGATTATTGCTAGAACCATCATATCTATGAATGATTAGCAATAAGCTTATTTGTGCTGCAGTTAGAGATTTTGCTTTAAATGATAATGTGTATGTTTGATCTATTTCTAGGCCATCAGCAAGTGTAATTTGCTCAACTACGCCTTTAAACATGGTAGTTGTATTTGAAGATGTAAATCTTCCATAAGTTGCTCCGTTTGCATCTTTGAATATCTCAAAAGTATTACCAGCTACAACTGCATTCTGACGCCAATTTGTACCATCTAAAGGTTTAGAGAAATCACCATTTTTAATAATATTGTCACCACCACTTGAAGAAATTGCAGCTTTGATAATTTTGCTCTCTTCAGCAATAGCTTGGTTAGTTTCTGTTTTGGTGTAGCGAGTACTATCTAGTGTTGCTGAACTATTAGTCCACAAATCGCCAAATTTTTGACGAAATTTAGCTTCAAGGGTTTCAGTTGCAGAAGTTATTGCTTGAGCAGTATCTGCTTTAGAAGAGTAATCCTTAATTAGAGTTGAAGTACTTACCTTATCATTTAACGCTTTATTATTACCTTCATAAACTTCTACCCAATGCACTGTAGTAGTGGCATTAGCATTTGCTGAAGAATTTGGAAAACAATAAAAATTAACAACAGTTGCGTCTGTTCTAGAAATTGTAGTTAAGGTAAATTCGTAGATATCTTTACTAGCTGAAAAAATAGGTGCATCTGCATTAAATACATTACCTCCGCCAATATATACACGCAAATTGGCTGCATTGTTCCCTCCATTATCAAAGGTAACTTTTGCTCTGACGGTAACAGTAATACCAGGTGCATTTAAACTTTTTGCTAAGGGATATGATACTTGTAAATAACCACCCGTTTTACTTTTTTCGACATTACCCCCGATAACGATGTTGTCAAAAGACTTACCACCGATACTTGTTTTCAATGCTTCGGTCGCAGTTGATATTGCGCTATCAACATCAGATTTAGTCATCCGGTCGGAAATTTGTTTAGCCTGTGCAGCCAAACCATTTACAGGATCATTAATTGTTGATTCTAAGTTTTGAGTTTTTTTAGCTAAAGCAGTACTTTCAGTAACATACGTTTGTTTAAATTCATTTAAATTTGCTGATACTTGATCGAATGCTGCATTGAAGTCGTAAGGACTTGCAATCCAATTATCTGTAGTTATGAAATCCCCTTTAACTAACACAGCCCAATACACAGTACCAACACTTTGCTTGTCTGCAGTTGGTCTGCTAAGCATATAAAAGTTAACTTCTTTGGCGGTACCAGCTGAAGTCTTCGTAAAAGTAATTTTGCTTATTACCTTACCTGAAGTGTTAATAACCTGCTGTAAAAACTGACTTCCTCCACCAGCATATACAGCTAAATTTGAGTTTGTGTCACCAGCACCACGTGTATGCTCTGCACACCAAAGAAGAGTGTACTTTGCTCCTACTTCCCAGTCTTCACCAAGCTTATAGCGTAAATGAGGATATGAAACGCCATCGTAGTTTCCTACCACATTAGAGTTAATCAACAAGTTCGTACCTGCTGGGGCCGACTTGTTAAGATTTGCAGATAAAGTATTCGCCTGTTCTGTAACAACTTTAATCAGTCCAGCTTGTTCAGATACTTGAGAATTTGTGGTTTGTAATGCTTCAGTTGAGGCTTTTTTACTTACTTCGGTATTGGTTATTGTTAGATCATTTCTAAGTTTTGAAATATCTAAACTTTGAGACGATAAAGTATCGCCATGCTTCTTCACTTCAGCTTGAGTAACTTTAATCGCTTCCGCATTAGCATTTAATGAACTTTGAGTATCCCGTGGGCTTGGGCTCCACGCTGTAGCTTTGTTACCAGCTTCGATCTGTAATTTTTGAATTGTAGGAATTCGACCTGTGCCATATGTACCATAAAACTCAATAGTCGATTCAGTTGTGCTACCAGTGTGTAATTTAGGAAACACAGTAACTTCAAATTTTTGAAATTCACTTGCTTTGGTGACTGTTACGGATGTTGTGAAGAAATGAGCGGATCCATTAGATGAATATACTTGTACAGTTCCAGCAACCGGTACACTCACTTCAAAAGAAATCGTAACCGGCTTATCTAAATTTTCGTCATAAAAAGCTTTCAACTCTTTGCTACGTTCATACATTAAGTATTCACGGCTTGTTGCTGCTGTGGATGTTCGAGGCGCTTCTGAATTAGCTACGGCGTTTACACCACCAATCTTAATGTTATTCACAGCAGCTGTAATATCAGTCGCCACACGCCCCATGGCGCTATCAAGATCACTCTTTGTAGCTGTTTTCAATAATGCTTGAGAGTTGCTCTGAATGCCTGTTTCAGCATTCTGCATTCTTGATTCAAGCTTACTGGTTCTTTCAGCTTCAGCTTCTGTTCTGTTAGTTGCTGTTTTGAATAAATCATTTGCAGTTGCTGTTGCATCATTTGCAGAAGCTAAAGAGTTGTTATCTTCAACAATAATGTAATTAAGCTGACAAATTCCTGTCTGGAAATTGTAGTTTGCAATAAACATTGGGGCATAATATTCAGCTTGTGCTGGGAAAGTACGTGGATTATCAATTGTCCCTAAACCAGTTGCCGCCCCAATAGACTTACCTTTCATGTATAGAACTACTTCTTGCCACTCACCTAAATTAGGCTTAACGGCCGACAATAAGTAGTTAGAAGATCCCATATCACCTGCAAGGGAGTTTGTAGTCGTTACGTATTTACTTTGGTCTGCATTTTTACATGCAACCCCAAGGTAAATAGTTCCAGATTCCCCAGCTACACGGCGGAAGCGAGCACGTACCCGATAAAGCGTATCTGGATTAATCTTTACAAACTCATTCCAGTGAACCCATGCCTCATCATTACCGGCATTATTCCCAAGCTCAAGAATATAGCCACCAAATGCATCAGCATCTTGAATTACTTTCGCTTCACCAGTGGTTCGCCAACGTGTCCAGTCATCAATTCCTTTTGACGTTACAACAGCACGTACACCCGACGTTACTTGCGTTTGTGACTTTAAGCTTAAAAGATTTTGAGAAAGTGCTTCGGTAGCTTTTACCGCCGTTGTACCTGTTTGCTGCGCCTCTGCTGCATTATCGAAAGCTAGTTTAGCAATGTCATCAGTAGTTTTAAGTGATGATGAAAGGCCATTTATTCTTGTATTTGTATTACTTTCTAGGGTTGAAACACTTTTTTGAACATCAGTAATTTGCCCTTGTACCTTTAAGTTTTCTTTAGAGATACTTGTATCAAGTTCACTAAATTTTGAAGTAGTAGACTGCTCAAATTCGGCAAGTGACTCAGTAACTTCTAGAATATTTGCATTAGATTTCCGATCAGCCTCTTCTAGAGCTGCTTTCGTTTGGTCGATGCGTAAAGATAAGGCTTTATCACCATCAGAAACTGATTGAGCAATTGTTGCTAAATCTGACGTTGTTTTAGTTTTATTCGAATTATAGTCGGTTTTTAGTTCTTCAAGTTTTTTTGCTTCTGAAACAAGCTTTTCATCAACAAGTTTTACAGATGATTCAACCTTTTCGATATATGAAGCATTTCCAGTAATTTGATCACGCCATGCTTTTGGAATGGTGTCATTAAGTGCTGTAATGTCCCAGACTTCATAATCGGCTAGGATTACATCCACTGGGTTTGCTGTGCTTGGTAAAGGTGGATTAGTGCCAGCAATAACACGGAAATGCCCATGGATAGCTGCAGGCGCATCATAGCCACACTGAACAACAGAGTAATAAACCTCAAACTTACCTGTTCCTTCCTTATTCCCAAGTACACGTAAATAACCACCCGTACCTGTAGCATTGCCAACTGGTAATAAATAAGTGCCCTTAGGCATTTTAATAATTTGTTTTATTAAAAACGTTTTATTAGGAGCAGCAACAAGAGTTGGAACAGTCGGATACCAGCCACCACCTAGAGAAGCAGTGGATCTTAATAGCATCTCATGGGTACTATTTACTGGGTTATCAGTAGATTTAGCTTGTCTAGTAAACGTTGAACCTGAAGGTACAACATATGCGCTTAAGCCCCCATTCCCAGATAGAAATGTAGGATCGTCACGCAAAGGCTTCCCAAGTGATTGCATTCGCGCTAACTCAGTAGCATTTAACAAGCTTGCATTAGTGGTATCTAAACTTGCTTGAATTTGATCAGTCTTTTCAGCAACAGATTTACCAAGATCAACTACTGTACGTTCAACATTATTAATTGCCGCTTTGTTATCACCAATTTGAGACTGGGCAGTACTAATTTGTTCAGTAAAAGCTCTATCTTGAGCAGCAAGGGTTTTTATTTCTTCTGAAATTAGGGCATTTGATTTACCCAATTCAGTTTGCATTTCAGCAAACTTAAGCTCAAAACTTTTTGTTAATGCCTCTTTATCATTTGCACGTGCTTCAGCTTCAGCTAGAAAACCCGAATCGACTTTCTTATCAAGGTCAACATACTGGGCTGCAACTTGATCAACTTTTTTAACTGCAGCTTCAGTTTGGTTAACAATAGGTTCAATTTTTTGATTGATGAGTGTATTAGTTTCTTCACCTAATGCTAATTTAGCATCATCAATCATTTGACCAGCTTTTACTAAGTTTTGATCAATGTCTTGTTTTAAGGCGGCCTTAGTTTGATCAATAAAAATAAGAGTATCAGCAGCTTGTTTTTTACGGTCTAGAACTTCTTGATCAGCTACTTTTTTTGCGTTTTCTGCGACTAATCGAATTTCATCTGCATCACTTCTTACATCAGCAATGATTGAATCTGTTTCTCTTTTAATAAATCCGATTTTGTCATCGAGTTCTTTTTCAGCACGAATTGCACGTTGCTGAGCATCTGCAACCAGCGCTTCATTCGCTTGAATAGACTGATCAATACGTTGATTTGCTTCATCTAAACGAATATTGGCATCACTTACATGCTGCTCAACAATCTGTTTAGTATCAATAATTTCTTGATCAATATAAGCTCTTACTTCATCAACCTTACTTTGTGCAATTTGACCAACTTCTTTTACTTGATCATGTATTTTTTGCACTTCTTCATCGATGTGATTAATACCTTCTTCAAGCAATTTATAGGCATCAGAATCTTTAATATTTTCAATTAACTTTTCTACTTCTTTTACTTTTTCTTCAATCGCTTGATTAGCTTGCTCGTTATTTTCAATCTTTTCCCCTTGTTCTTTTAATTCGTCCTTAAGCCCTTCTAACTTATCAAGAGCGTCTTTAAATGCACCCTCAATAGCTTTAGGGTCAATAGGCACACCCGCAACCGTAAGCGTTGTGCCAACGGCCATACTACCCGCTACAGAACTATTGCCAGCTACTGAAGTATTACCCACTACAGTGCTATTTCCCGTTAATGTGCTATTACCAGTTTGTTGAGTATTAGCTTGTACATTCATTAACGGCGTTTTGATCGAAACGATTGTGCCAGAATCTACTTTTAAATTTTCTTTAGAGATAAATTCAATATTATCTTGTCGAATACGGCGCACACCTACAATCGCGCCGTCTCCGTGACTAACATAACTATGGATTACTGGACGTTCTTCATTACCATTTTCAAAGAAGACATAGACGTCTTCCCCATCCACAATTTGAATTTCTGTATCTAAATCACTATCGCCGACTGGATACGCAAAAGTTGCTGTAATTCCTTCACTCGCGCCATCAGTTAAACCATGAATGTGTACTTGTGCAGTACGACCTTTTGCGTTGTAACTTAAAATCTTTGCACGTTTTAAACCATTCATATATTTGACCTACAAATTAGCAATCCAGAACTTTGATGAAGTCCCCATTGATCCCCCGATTGCGCCTGTATCTATATGATGTGCAGCAGTTAAAACGACATACTTCTTACTATCTATTTCGAATATATCGCCTGCATTCCAGTTCAAATTTAGTGGTCTAATAATGGTCCCGCGCATGATCAAAACTTTTTCCAAGTTTTTGACTTGTCGGGCATCTAAACCAGCTCTTTGCGTCACAGTGTGGCCTGGGGTTATTGAGTCATCACCAACAACCGTTGAACCGTTATTCTCAACTGTGACAAAAGATGATTTTTGCATCAGTTCCAAAGGTTTACTGGATATCCAAACGACACTGCTAGGATCTAGTTTTGTGATAGGTTCCTTTTTAAAGAAAGAATCAATTTTTTGAGCAGACACTTTATTATTTTGAAAGCAAATTACTGCCGCTTCTTGCTGAAGATAATGAGCCAAGCGCTGTGTAGGCATACTACCCTTTAAACAAACAAATTTAGGCAGAGGTAAATCACTGCCCAGACTGATCGTTGCACCACAAGCTCGAATTACTGAATTAAAAGAAGTTTCATTACTAATAATTGCTTGCTTTGAATATTCAATAAGTCTTTTACAACCAGCCAAAATACCAATACATGAGATGCCACCTACTCGCCGATCTTGTTTAATAGTCTGAGTTTTTAGAGGGGTTACTTTGATAAGTTCGAAAGGATGAGATATGTCATTTACAGTAAGTAGCTCCCCTTCTTTTAAAAGGGAGTCTAATTCAGTAGTAGATTGAACTGTGAACTCAATGGATGCAGGAATAGGTACGAGATCAGTTCTTAAAGTTGCACTAATCAGCTCAGATGCTGGAATAATTTTACCCGCAGATACAATGGTGATTTGCATTAACGGTTCCCCAAGTTAAAATTAAAACTCATTGGGGCCATACAAAACGCAAGTTTAGGCAAAGCGTCTTTCTTTTCATTATAGTTCTGTTGAGCTTCTGATACAGATAGCCCATAACTTTCGACTCCGAGCCCACGAGTAGCTTCAACCAATCTAGCTTGCAAAAGATCACAGTGAGCTTTTACTAATGGTTGGATGATTACGTACTCATCACCGCTAAGTACGATAGTTTCATTCAGTTCAATACTCGTGGTAGCTTTAGTTTGACAATCTAAAACAGCCCATCCGGCATAATATTTTGCCTCATCTAAAAATGCTTTCACGATATCATCAAGCAAAATTGAATAGCCCGATAATTGATATTCTTTATAGAGTTCTTCTGAAAGTTGCTGGATAGAACCAGCAACTACAGCATACCCTTCAGATTCAGGTAATAACTTCATAGCCATTACCCAAATAGATTGCCCAGTTGACGACCAACGCCTTGCACGGCATTTGCAAGATTAGTTGCTTGTTGAGCAGTATTGATCACTTGCTGAACTCGATTAACAAGCTCAGCTGTACCAGCAATTTCTTTTTTACCCGGCTGAATACTGCCGTTGGTACCAATGTTTGCGAAGCTACCAAAGTAGTTATAGTCGATTGGGCAAGAGACAGTCATAACTTGAGATCGGCTATCTGTATCATACTCAGCTGACTCAAAGCGAATAGCACAGTTTTCAAGTGCATATGAGCGTGTAAAACTTCCTAATCGGCCATCGTAATAATCACCATGGATGATTCCACCACTAGCTACGACATATTCAGCTAATAGTTGATCATGCCCTGCTTCAGTTACTAGGATTTGAAGGTTGCCTGTGTAATGGGTTTTCGGGGGACCAGCAACAATTCCAGTAAATCCACCCGCATATTGAACTTCTGCTGGATCTTCATTACTCACAATTGGCCGTGGGCAACTTTTAAATAAGAAGCGAAGGTCTTCCATGCCACGAGGAACAAACATCCCCTGACACGCTAATAATGGTGAACCAAGTTGCTGTAGAGCAATGGAATCTTGTTTAAGCTGATTTAGTAAAATCGGATTAGATTGTTGCATATTTCTGATGCTCAATAGCTTTAATATGCCCCAAGATTAAAAGGTAATATCCACTTAAAATTTGATTGGTTCCATAAAAAAAGCCACCCTAAAAGGTAGCTTTTTAAATCTGCTTTTTATCCAATATTTGGTGGTACTCGCAGAACCTGTACTGAAGGTACACCCCGATCTAGCGCATCTTGGACACAACGATAATCAGGATTGTTTGGTTCATAACCTAGTTCACCACGGATATTACCCTTATGTATTGTCATCGGTGCATCAAAACGCCCTCGCAAAAAACGACCAATAATAATTGTGTCAGTTAATGATTGATTGGTCTTTGTTTCTGTTTTATCAGTTTTTTTCTGATATTGAATACCAGGCGCTTCACCTATGATTTGAGTTGTATTCATGAGTATTTCCTTAATTAAATGGATTATAGGTAAAGCCAAAAAATGACCTTACCTATGAGTAATTAGTAAATACCTAAGCGTTTACCTTTTTTGAATGAACGTAAACGCTTTTTGATTGCATTCGCAGTAAAAGCATGAAGTCTAGCTTTTTTCATTCCAGCTTTTTGTGCTGAAGTTAAACGGACCTTTTGACCAGGTAATCGTTTATTCACAACGGTTTTGACACCTTGACGAATAGCCAGCACACCACGGTAGTGAATTTTTCGCCCATTTACTTTCCGTTGGCTAAATGCTCCATTTCGAGCTTTAATTTTTTTAGCCATTGAATCGAAACCTTCTTCAGTTTCATCCGCTTCACCGAAAATAAACTCTCGAACCAGTTCTTCAAGTTCTGGGCCATCGTCTGGCATATTAGCAAGAACTGTATTGGCTGCTGCTTCTAACGCCGCATCAGCAACTTCTGTATCATCACTAAAGATCTCTTCAATATCAGAAGCGTCAACGCCAAATGTTAAGAAAGCATCGGAAAGAGAAGCCATTAAAGCGTTTTCATAGATTCCTTCTTCATCATCTGCACCATCTAATGCATCGACAATTAATGCGTCTAAATGATCAACGCCCAGTTCACCTTCTTCAAGCTTACCTTCACTGATTGTATCTACCGTATCGGATAGAATGTTCAGAGCAATTTGTCGTACTTGTTCAATCACAGATTGCTGTTCTCGATCAGTACTTGAAACCTTACTTACAACGGTAGAAATATTCTCCGCTGCTGAATCAAAAGCACGTAAAGTTAATGGTTTTTCAGTAGTGGGGCCAAATGGATTCATCTTGATAGATCCTTAATAAAATTATTTAACTAAAACGTCGTCATCAAAAATTGCGGCACGAGTTGTACCAACAACTCCATGGGCTAAATAGAGTCGTACACGCTCATATGGATAGTCTTTGTCAGGTATTAAACTGAACTCAAAAGGTTTACCCCCTAGATCTTCAGCTGGTTGCAACCAACCGGTTGTTTCACTAGAAGCACCTTCTAAAAACTCTTGGATGTCATCACCAGCTTTTTTGATATAGTCCGGTGTAGCTTGGAACATATAAGTCCGTAGGATCTCGATACATTTATTCGTAACTCGAGCCGAAATCTCCGCGGCCGGAACTAAACGCAAAGCACTATTTTTGCTTTGGTATTGGGTAAGCACATCACTTAATACAAATAATGTAGTTTCAAACTTAACTGGGCGAACTACATTTACTTTAGCCTTAGCCAACATTTCTTGAGTCTGTTCATCTTCAAGATCAATATTTGGCATCTGGCTTAAGTTTTTTGCTGTAAAGGGATAATCTTTCCAAGCTACTGCATTTTTTAACGGCGCAAAGCCTTGTTTATTTAACTTTGCATTACGTAATAATTTATCGCCGATGTAATGGCCCAAATAATAAGCTGGTACCTTTCGACCTCTTAGCGTGACAGCATCAGATGGGCGGCAAAGGTTCGGGCTCCAAATGAATTGAACAAACTGAGATTGAGCATCTACGCTTGTCGCAAATTGAGCTGCTTGCTCAGCTGTAAAAGTTGGGTTGATTTCAGCATCCAAAGGAATACGTAATTTTGTAGCTGCACGTTGAGCCGCAACATAAATTGGTAAATCATGAGGATTTGGTAAAGTCAGATATGCTGGTGTGCTTAATTGGCTTGTCAGAATTTTATATAGTTCATCTGGATTAAATGACGGTAACGATTCGTCTTCCAATGCCAACGTTTTTGATGCACGACCTAAGCTATTTGATTCGTTATAAGCATTAGATTTGAGAATTGCTTGTAACGCATCAATACCTAACGATAAATCAAATCGCTCGAAATATTCTTTCGCATCAGCTACAGCAACAATCGAAGCGGAATTTTCAATGTCTCCATCTACTAATCCCTGAACAGTAACAATTTGGTCACCAGTTACCGCATCACGTATTTCTAAACGCATAGAAATATCTGCAGGTCCACGTGGGCTTGAAACTTTCGCAAAAAATGCCACATTGATTTCTGCACTAGCAAGATAACTGTATGTATCAAATTCTAATTTGAGTGATGGACTGTCCCCTGCTACAAGGGATAGCTCACCTGTACTTGATAGAGCAAGTATATTCATTACATTACACGCCCAAGGCTATTTGTTTTAAGTATTTTGAGCCGTGGGCGTTTTTGATTTTCTGGCTAGTTCCAATGTAAAAAAACCACTCGAAAGTGGTTTTTCATTTCCTAAATTTTATAATCCGCTAGCAGGTTCTGTTGGCTCTTCTGCCTCAGTAGGTACAATTTGAAGTACATTACCTTTCAAGCCATTAATTTGATCTAGATTATCTAGCAATTGTTTATGAGCTTCGTCACCGATCAATGTGAATGTAACCTTTTGACCTGCTTGTACCAAAACCTGTGTAAATGGTTCAGTAATGTCACTTAAACCGTTATTTTGAAGTGTAATACTTCGTTCAGTTGGTTGATCACCTACAGCGTCCATAATTGGGTTCGTGCCATCAATAATGAAAATAGTCATCATGTTACTCAACAGTTAGATTCTTACCAAGCCCCTTCAACTGACGTAAGTTTTCCAGTACTTGATGTTTAAATGTTTGGTTATGACACGTAATACTTGCTGTTTTACCTGCCTCAATAGCAACACGTGATAACGGTTCTAAAACAGTTGAAAATCCGTTATTAGTCACATTAATAACTAGAGGATCTACATTACTAATGGTAGAACCAGAAAGATTTTCCACAATTTGATGTTCGGCCATGGGAATATCAGTTTGTTGTGTCTTATTTGATGATTCAGTTGAATTTCCATCATCTTTAGTACTGGAATCTTCATTATCTGAATCACCATTTTTCAAATCTGTAAGTTGCTCAACTTCTTTTTGAGTTGCGCCGTTTTCAGGACCTTGGCTATTTAACAAATCACCTTGATCTGAAGATTTGTCATCACCAGTTTGGGTATTTTGTGCTTCAGTAGTTTTATTAGTTTTACTACGGGTTGCTTTTTGCTTGATAGTAGTTTGATCGTCAGTTGAAGCTAAAGTTTCGTCAGTGTTTTGTGTTGCTGCAGCCATGAGATTATCCTTTAAATAAATAAAAGAAAAAGGCGCATCGAAATACGCCTTATTTTGTATTACTTACGATTTTTTAAGAGATGGCATATTGATACAGTGAATGACATAGCTTTGGTCAGCGTATCGGTCCAATGGGTTCATTTCAGCAGCTTGAGAGCCAATTAAAGTTAGTACTGATTCACGTGCATCTGGGCGTGTTTCAATAACTGAGAGTGGAGTTTGAATAAACCCAACAAACGGCGCTCGAATTGGCTCATTACCACGGCCTACTAAAAGCATATCAAATGCTGTATCAGTTTCAGCTACAAGCTCTTGAGCTGTTGGCGCATGATAAACGTTGGTACCATCTGCAAGTGTACCAATACGAACAATTTGACCATATCCAGCAGAGTACCCAGTTTTTGTCGGCATCTTATCGCTAGAAAGTTGGTTAAAGAAAACTGCACCACTATCCCCAACATACAAATCGTATGCAACAGTAGAACCACCAGTACGCTGATTAATATCCATTTTTGCAGCCGAAATGAACTTCATTACTTCGCCAAACAGATCACCAGTGGTATTAAACGCAGCTGCCAATTTACCAGTTACACCACGAGAAGCATCAAAAGTAATTTCGTGGCCTGAGTATTCAGCTAAATCTTTTGCTTCACCTAAAAGACGGACCGTTTGCTCCAAGAAAACTTTACCTTGAATAATTGCTAAAGCTTGACCTAAGAAGCCGAGTTTGAGTTCATTATTCAACTGAGTCTGCAATAAGGTGGCCGCTGTAACCTGTGCCATAATTGGTGAAGCCACCAAATTTTCATATTCAGGTTCAAAATCAACACCAACAGGCGTCATTAAGAAGTTACCATTACCATCACGCGCATCAAAATCAGCGACAAGATGAACTTCAACTTTAGCACCAGCAGGTAAAGCTTCATTTAAAGTCACGCTAATTTTGCTAGCATTAAGGTCAATTTCACTACCAACAACACGATACTCTACGCCGTTTACAAATACGTTTTTTTCAGCGATAGCGGAAATCTTGCCAGAAAATTTTGATTTACTACGGTTTCGAGTATGCGCGACTTCTTTACCGTTGATTTTGATTGATACATTACCAGCAATGAATGGAAGCAACTTAGCATTTACATCAGGGGTTTTAGCCTTGAAATCTTCATAACCGGTTCGTGCTACTACTGAGTAAGTTGTACCTGCACCACCATTTGACAATGCAAAACGTAAACGGCCCTCTACATATGGCTTTGAGGCATTTGCACCGTCTAAGTATTCTGATTTCTTCATTGCACCAAAATCACGATTGGTGACAAAACGAATAGATACTAACGGAACTTCATTTGATCCATTAGAATTTGGAATCATTGCGACAATTGGCGTTGCATAAGCGATAACGTTTGCAATGGTTGCTACAGTAATCGCTGGGACGATACTTACAGATTCATGATGCTGATGATTTACATCATCAAATCCAGATTCATTAATACTGTCATAATAGCTAATGGTATCAGTAGGCAAAGAACTAGCTTGTTTAGCACCACTTAAACCAGCAGTTAACGCAGCTGCAATGATTGAAGGATGCGGTAATTCACCCCCATGGCGTGCTTGATATTGTGATACCCCAAACATCACAGCTTTATCAACTTCTGGCGCATATTCCATGCCAATTGAATCAAAAATTGCTTTTAATACTTCAGGGTACTCATCTGCAGCTGTTTGTGCACTATCAAACCCATTTTCAAGCTCATCAGGACTTTTGAAATAGTAATTTCGGCACTGAGCTGTAGCAATTTGTTGAGCCTCATACTTTTTACGAATTTCGTCTGATAACACAGTCATTTTAAACCAGCCTTTGGCTTTCTATGTAAGATGAAGAAAGTCTGACATGGGCCATTTTTACTAATTCTGGTCGGTTCCAAATATAAAAAAGTCTCCAATAATGAGGACAAAGAAAATGTAGCTAAAGGACCATCGCAGCCCTTTATTTATATAGCTAAATGTCTGCGCGCTCATTCTCACGCTGTCCTTTGTTATCTGTTGTAGAACTAAGGTTTTGCTGACGTTCAGGCGCGCCAAACTTGTAGCAATCAGACCAATGTGATTCATGAATAGAGCGCTCAAGTCGTAATTGACCTAAGCGATGACAAAACTTTTGAGCGCCTTTATCCATTTGCCACCGCCTAACTTTTTTTTAGTTGCAGCGGTATCAGGGGCAAGTGCTGAACCTAACGCGCTGGTCTGGTTTAGAGTGCGACGCTGTGCTTTTTTAGCATTGGTTTCAGTAACAGCGTTTTGAGCTGCTGCTGCCGCATCTGCTTCTGGATCTTGTCGAACGGGTTTGCTACCGCACATAGTTATTTCTTCCGTGTCCAGCCTTTAGGGCTTAAGTAAGGTGTGCCAGCTTGTACCGTTTCTGTTGGCACATTAGCTGCGTCAGGTGTTTTAGCCCCTTCACGGCGCAATTGGCCTTTCAGCGCTTGATTGTTTGCTTCGGCTGCTGCTAACTGCTGACGTAATTGTTCAACCAGTGCCGTTTGATCAACCGTTGATTCTGTCTCAGACCCAGCATCACCAGTCTGTGCCTGATCTTCTGTCGATTGATTAGCGTCTGGTTGTGTAGCATCCGCTTGCTGTTCAGTTGCTTTAGTTTCATCAACTGTTGTTGGCTCTGGTGCTGCACCAGGTGTTTTAATTTGTCGATTACCAGCCATAAAAAAGCCCCATTCGTTGTGAATAGGGCTAGTTTTGGCTTAGCGGTCTTTAGGTTTGCTGTGTGATTATCTTGTTGTTATGGTGTCTATATCTTTATATTCCAGAACTTTAAAAACATCTCTTTTAGGATTAATCTCTTTCAGCAATACCTTATCTCCACTCATATCAATTAAATGCCATTTTCTTGAGTCATTCTTTATGACTACCACACTATTTACTTTGTTATTTTTGACTAATTTTCCAGCATCATACCCACTAACATACGGCAAACAAAATATTAATAAGATAATTACAATTTTAAATACATTATCAAATATTACTTCTTCTCGTTTGATTCTAATTAATGGACCAACGAACAAAGGGTCATTATATTTTCTTTTTTTATAACCTAACGAAACTAAAAACATGGATGTTAAAAAATAAAATATAAACAAAACCACATCAAAATAATTAGAGATCTCTAAGTTAATACTTAATAAGTTCTGAATAAATCCATTAAAGCTTGTATACAAAGCTATAAAGCATAAAAAAATAACAGATACAGATCTTTCAGAAAATTTTAATCCAAAGATGCATCCGACAAAGATCCCACCTAAAAAAATTAAAATAACTTTAAAAGATGAGATAAAAAGAATTTGAGGCGTTAAATTTTGTATATACCAGCCAACCCCCAAAGCATTATAAAACCCAATTTTAAAAGTTAAAGAGACACCAACACTTAAAAAAAACAATATTGTTAGTATCTCAATAAAAGAGGCTCTTTTTAAATATTCGATAATAAAATTCATTTTTTAGCGAAACAATTAATAAATTCCCCAATAATTTAAATTAAATTCTACGTTTCTTCACCTTTTATTGCATCCCCCTTGAGCGCTTGCTCTAACCCCAATATCTTTTCGATATCATCTGCCTGACTTAACAAGATGTTTTGCTCACGCTCTGTGTATACTTAAGACTTAGCTGCACTTCTATCCGCTTACCCCACTAGAAACATAAATTTCCACACTATTTCCTGCTTTCACTTTATAACGGAGCTTATCCCAGCAATGTTGTCGAAAAGGTTCAGTATCTGGTGAAGCAGCTGTTAAAGTAAGAATAGGTACCCAGTGTGAATCATTTTGCGGATCTGCATTTGGAACATTACTTCCGAAAAATTCTACTTCGGCCCCGTTCCCGATTACCTGGTAATTAAAAATTGCTGAAGTACATTGTTCAGCTATTTCAATGTCGCCTGTCTTTTTACCTTTTTCATTAAAAACTAAATAACTCATTAACTCTCTCCATCACCATTAGGTGAAATAAACAAATCATCTCTACGGTTTAAAACATACTTACTGCCAAAATCTGCCATGAGGCTAAAACCAGTAATATTCACAATCTCAAACCACAACATAAGATTTTCATAAATCATTAAACCCAAAAGATCCCCTTCTTTAAGAATCATGTCGGGAATGTTGATTATTCTTTCCAATACATCGTCCAATTCTTCATTGAATGGCTCAACTTGAGCAGTTAATACCAAATCTGAGGGGTTATTCATTGAGAAGTTTTTTTGAATATAACCACCATTAAATTTATCGAAATGAACATAAGCAGCGCCCTTATATTCATACTTGTAGTTGGGTTCGTCTTGAATCGATAATGTGTTCGCTTCAAACGAAAGAGGATCTAAAGGTTTTGAATCTTCAGCCGGATTATTGAAAATTACTTCTTTTCGCCAAATTTGCGCGGGAATACTTGCTAGAGCATTCATCACAACACGTCTAGCTGCTAAACGGCGTCCATTTGCAACTTGATTTACTGATCTATTTAGCATTTCGACTTAAACCCTTCATAAAGACATTTAACATGTCATTGTCGATTGCGCCTGATTTATGTAAGGCTTGAATTCTTTCAATTTGACTCGCTCTAACAGTTTCCACTTCAAAACGTTTGAGGGTTTTTAATTCGCGCTCTAAGAGCTTTTTGGCAACTTTATCAGCTCTACGCATCATTTCTTTTTCTGCTTTTTGGATATTGGCTTTGATTGGCTTAACAGAACCATTCATCAAATCCATTACTTGCTCGTTAATTGAATTCTGTATTTGCTTATCTGTTTGCTTATACCGTGCACCAACTTGTTTCTTACGGTCTTTCTCTACTTCCTTTTTAAGGTAGGCAATCCCTGCTGGTGAACTAATCCACTTAACAACCCGCAATACATGCTTACAAGCCACACCGGATAAATGCGGGTTACGTATTTTCGGAAAGCCGCCCTCATCACGTCCCAAATTGTAGCCGCCAATAGTTGCCATATAGCGGTACCAGAACGTATGACGTTCGCAGTCACACTGAAATTTGATTTTGCCTTTAGATAAGCGGTTTTTAACAGTGGTTAATGCCTGCTTGTCGATATCAAATACGACAGATTTAAAGTTTGAAAACTCAATCTCAACGTGATGATTTAAGACTTTACTATTTGGACCGGCATTCGTAAGTAAGTGAACTAATCCAGCTTTTCTGCTGACTGGTACCGCCAAATATATTTGCTCATTTGCACGGTCAATATCATCTTGTCGGCTTAAATTAATGATGTTTTGAGGGGTAATGCCCTTACTATACTGATCTTTTAATAACTGAATGTTTTCTTGAAATGCCAAAATATCATCACGGGTAATACGCCGTGGAACTTCCCCATTTCGCTGACCTAAGGTTGTAAAAAGCACTCTCTCTACATCATATTTTTCGCCTAGTGCAATATCTTGTGGTCGCAAGAACATAGGCTTAGGGATCTTTCGTCCCCAATCATCATATTCAATTTCTTTTTCTGCAAATGCCCGCTGTTCTCGATCTGCTCGTTGGCGACTTTGTTGATCTCTACGAACTCCACCATTTTGCAAAGATTGGTTTAATTGCATCTGAGCACGGCGTAAGTCATCTGGCTTGAATGCTGACATATTAATTATCCTGCAAGTATTCTTTTTGAAGTCTTAAAAGATCAACTAGGCGTGGGAATGCTACTTTTTGTAGAGGTAACTTTTCCCAAACGCCATTGGCACCACAAGCCACAAGTACAGCGTCAATTTGATTTCTTGAACCATATAATTTCAAACTCAACAATGATGGATCTTGCGATTCATCCTCTTTAATCTCCCATACAATCAAGTTCTGAATATTATTCTGTTGAAGATTTCGGTGAATTAAATCTCTGATAGCATTTCGATAGTCATTTCTCATACTGTTTCACCTATTTAAGCTTTAACAGTACTTACACGAGCAAAGCCACCAATACCGGCTTTACCGCTGTTGCCATTACTTTCAGTAGTGTGACCAGCTTCGCCAACAACTAAAGTCATATACTGAGTTTTTTCGGTTGAATTCACATATCGGCAAATGAGTAAACCACCACTTGCACCACCACCACCAAGTGCCCAGCCATCATCTCCTACACCATTAGCACCATCACCACCAGCACCCCAGTTTGATACTGGACTTACTGATGCGCCGCCTTTGTGGTTTGTTTGGTTTGCAGCTGTACCAGCGTTACCAAGCTTGCGTGAAATTTCGGTTATGTTTGATGTCACAGTGATTACACCTGCTAAACCACCAGCACCATTTGAGAAAGCACTACCATTCGACCACTGACCACTGGTACCGCCCTTACCGCCACCAACAACCGCCAAATCAAGTTCATTTAAACGTAAGCGTGTATCTGTACCACTGGTCCCATGTGCCAATGCTCCTAACTCCCAGACACTGCCACCACCAGCACCACCAGCACCAACCAAAATGAATTCTTTTTGTTCTTTCGGTTGAATTGGAATGATATAAACACCTGGTACTGTGTAATCGCCGTTTCCATCATTTAGTGTTTCTGCAGCTACCTGAACAACAGACCAATTCACAGTACCTGAATACCCTATCCGGTTTTGACCTGAGCGGTCCCAAACTTCATATGAAAAACCCTTTTCAGCACGGGTAAGCTTCCATGCTTCATGTGAGCTTTCTGGTGTTAAATAGATTGCATACTTTGAATCACGTAAATCAGTAACTTTGCCACCTAATTCAATTGTTGCTGAGCTACCAATATTTACACCTGCGCCAATCAATTTTGGATATTGAGCATCTAAGGTTTTCTTGAAATCGATTAACTGCTGTAACAGGTTTTTGGAACTAAGATCTAGATCATCAATCTGATGTTGTAAATCATCGTCTTTTGCTTTTACATCTTTTTCAAATGCATATTGGGGGTGCGGATTCTCATGCTGATTATGTTCAGTCATGAGCTTACGAATTAACGCACCGTATTGTGGGTGTGGGTCTTCATCTGCACTATGCTGATTCATCAACATCACAGCAATTGGTGTGTTTGGATCAATCTTGATAGTTACGTTTTTTAAATTAACGTCAGTTAGAACAAATCCAAATGTAACAATAGCTACTACGTTTGCATGTAAAGACATGATGGATTGAGCTTCTGTAGTTGAGGCCACCGCAAGTAAAGTACCATCTGATAGGTAAATACCCATCTCAAACACTTCTATTGTTAAAGTTGGCTCAATACTCATCACAAAACGCAAAGTACCCGTTTCTGTATCTACACCACCACCATTAAGAGAAAATCTGGCTAATTCATTTTTAAGAGAAGTTAGGTTTTTCGCTTCAACTGATGCATCAAATTTGCCGGTACCAACAGCAAGATGAGTTAGCTCTCCACCAAAGCTAGCAACATCGCCTACTTTATTTAAAGCATTCCGTCCTGCGTCAGTTAAAAAGAAATTAATAGCCATAACCCACCCATATGATTTATTGATCTATGGTAGTTACGGCAAAAAGGATCGGTGGGGGGCAGTTCCACATAACTAATCATTTTCTTTTTCGGCAGCTTCTCTTAAAGCACTGAATCTTGACTTACGTTCAGCTTGTTCACGGCCTTCTGGTGTATCGTCAGTGACATTTACAGTTTCGTAAGCTTCAGTGTAGTGAACGTTTTCCAAGAATAAGAAAGCAAAAGCATCACCGATATCCGGTGATTTAATTCCCATCCGTTTCATTTCGTCTTTGCTTAAGATTTTATAACGAGCAAAGTCATCAAAACGGTATGGAACGTGGATTAATTGGTCTTTAATTTTCACATTGTGTTTCTTCGTTTTTATTTTAAAACGACCACTTGCGATTGCTCGCTGCAAACCAACATAAGCTAACGACCGTTTATTCGTAAACTCTTTTCTATTGTCATTACTAAAACATTGTGAGCCCCAATAAACAGGAACGTAGAAAATACCTTGCTTTTTAAGGTATTGGCCTAAACCTTTACCCGCCCCGTTATCATCTACAACCAAGTTAGCATTTGGGTACTGTAAAAGTAGCTCATTAATCTTTGCAAATAGTTCTAAGATATCATCTCTGTTTTTGCATAATGGAATATCTACAACTTCTACACGGCGTGCACGCTCTCCCCATTGCGCTTCACCCCAAACTTTAGAAACAACAATTACTGAATCGTCACGGCCAACACCACCACCAACATCAACAGTAATGACATAACCGAATTGATGGTCATCAAAAATACTCGCGCCAACATACATTTCTTCGGTTTGACGCTTGGTGATTAAGAACTCATCTGATAAGTCTGGGAATTCACCTAAAACACGAATCTTATACTGAGCATCTTCCCTGCTGCCGTATTTTTGCCGTTGTTCCTGTAAGGATTGTTCACTAACTAGTGGTGACTCTTCCCCGTTAAATGTGAGTGCAATCCAAACACCACCAGCCCGATGACTTAACTTGTGATGAGTCTCATAGAACATACCCGCGTTACGGGTAGGCTGTGAGGTCATTACTGCACGGTTGTCTTCATGCGTTAAGGCACCAAAAGCTACATCAAGGACAGCATCATCTACACCACTGGCCTCATCGACCCAGACCATGTAGTTATCGCCGTGGTTACCAGCTAAGTTTGTAGGTTGATGTTTTGGTGCTGTCTTCGCAAAGACATACCATTTTTCTTTATAGCCTTTGATGTATACGAGTTCAGACTGGTATCCAACATAATCAGCAAGCCAAGCCAAAGGCCCTTGCTTCAATCGTGCTAGATTGATACTGATTTCTTTCCAGACTTGTTTCTTTAACTGCCCAATCTGCGGAGCAGTAAACATCATGATGGATTCATCAAAAAACAAGAGATGCCATAAGGCAACAATACCGGCACTGGCCGTTTTACCAGTGTTATGAAGTACTAAATCATCTTCCCCTAAGAAAAATGGATCTGGATCGAGTACAAAACCGTAATATTTGCCTTCACCTAGCTCAGTAACCGATGTAATTTTTAAAGGCTTATGTTCACCATCTATAAGCCTATAAGATGCAAACTGTTCTCTATTTTCTGGCTTTAAGTTCAGGTATTGAGAAACAAGTAATTCAATCTTGTCGCCCTTGGACCAGCCGTTACCATCGTATAAGGAAATTAAGCAAAGGATGTGGGATTTATTGAAGGTATGAGCTTTACCATTCTCATATTCAAACCGGTACATTTCCTGATAACCGGTTACAGTTTTAATTACATCTAGTTCTGTCCTACCATCTGCAGCAAGAATTTTATGATTTAGGTTAATGCGCTCAACTGGGATAAATTCCCCGTTGGCTAATTTGATTAATGTCCCTTTACCAAAGCAACCATGCCCCGATGCTACTGAAGTACGGCTACCATCAAATGCAATAGATTCAAAAAGTAATTCTTGTTGCCATGTGGGTTCGACACCTAATGCTTCTACGGCGAAAGCATAGATGTCGTATCGATAACGCTCACAAAGTTCCCACCATTCGGGAATTTCTTTTAATGGTGCCAAAGCCATACCGTAAAAACACCATTACTTAAAAGATTGAAAAAGGAAGCATTGTTGGATCTACAGCATCTTCTTCAAACTGATTCCCTTCAGTAATTGAAAAGCCTTTGGCAATTTTCGTACTAGCCCAAACAGCTAATAGAATTGCAATGTGTCCATTGTTTAAGCTGCTGCTATCAAATTCCTGCTGAAGGCCGTTTTTATCGACCTTACGGATTTCAAGTACGTTTTTAGGGTTGTACTGGTTTAGCTTCGGCTCAATTTCAATTAACTTTGCTCTGAAACGAGCTTGGTAAATTGAAATCACTTCTTCTAAATGCTCTTTTGCATTGAAACTTAATTGCCAATTCTGTACTTGGTCCGGTGAGTCAGTTACTACAACTGTTTGATCTCTTAAATCGCTTGGTACGGGCAAATTTGAATAAACAGCTGTTTTTTGAATAACAAGCTCACCTGTATCAGCAAATGCCGCTCCAATAAGTCGAATTGGTTGATCCGAAAACCCAGCAACACGGCTGTCTATACGAATAATTCCAGACATTACATGTATCCTTAGCGCCGTTTGCGTTCTAACTTGGTTTGGCATTCAATGCAGAATTTCACGCCACCTAAAGCACGGCGGCGCTCTGGTATTTCTTCACCACATTCAACACATTCTTTTTCAGATTCGCCTTCAAAACGGCATCGGTTTGCAATTTCTTGCTGCAATAAATAATCAGCACTTTCTTGTGCCTTATCGATTAAGTCACTCATCTATACGCTCAACTGTAATTTCACCTGTTTCTCTATCACCCTTCACACGCTGGTGATCGAGTGATGTGTACTGATCAGCTTGCACTACAACTTTGTCGTTGATTGCGGGCTGTTCCGTTGCTGAGCCGTCAGGTTCATAGCCATTACCTGTGTTGTTGTCGAATGGACCACCGAAACCGATAACGTTAGGTGTATAACCCACAAGCTGAATATCTACAGTTGAGATAGAAAGATTGATTGCTTCGCTTGGGACTGGTGATGGAAAAAGTTCATTTTCAAAAACAGTGAATGTTGAATTAACAACATGATCATTCCATTGCTGAAATGGCACATTAAAACGGCGGTTATCGCTGCTAGACATGTATGCGCAAAACTGCCCAATGACTGAACGCAGATCATTAGGATTGGTGGCAAAGAAAGCGATTTGAGCACGTACAGTTGTTGGCACCAGACGAACCTTCACCCGTTTCTCATCAATGACCGTTTCAATAAAATCAGGCACTGGTAATAATTGATTTACATCAGGGGGTTGGTCAGTTAACGCTGTTGCAGTAAGCATTACAGGTAAAAGCACTTTGGATTCTTCCTCATGCTTCTGGCTTTTTCTATATTCAGAAAGCATTGCTTCTGAATCGTCCATCATCCGTGACGGACATGCTTTTATAGCGTTACCAATGGCTCTCAACTTCCAGTCTGCCGTTAATTGTGTCTCAGGCATATACCAAGCACGAAAATTGACAAGCTGCTTATACCAAGCGTTTTGGATGCATTTAAGCGAATCGTTGGGGTAATTCATTTTTACCCCCATACACTAAAGATACTGCCAAAAGACTTTTTCGGCTTTTTAGGTTTCTCTTTTACGTTTGGATTGTCCAAACTTTGAATGATTTGTTCAGCTTGTTGTTGTACTGAATCAAAACTCTTCACAGGATTTACCATACCCGTATAGAGTTCTTTTTTGCGTTCTTCTCTAAGTTGTTGCAGGCGTTTCTGTTTATCAAATTTTTCTGATAATTCACCCACTAATCCTTGAGCATTTCCTAACTCGGTTAATAGATGCAGCTGACTATTGATATTGTCGTATGTCTGTAAAATTTGATCTTCAAGTAATTGGGCAATAATAATTTCGGGCTGTGATAACTGTGAAATATCTGTTGCGCTATCAAAGCAAGAAACAACACCTTCTGGCTCTTCAGGAACAAATAATCCATCAAATAACTGACCATCCCCTACATTACTTGCATAATTTGGTTGTGCAACGAAATCAAAACCAAAAAAACCCGTTGGAATTAAACGGCCACCGACATTCTTGTAATTGACTGATGTGCTAAAACCACCCGCTTGGGCTTTATAATCTTGTAATGCGATCTCACCAGGCTCGTTATCATAAAACTCTTCTCGGTGTTCAACTGTTCCATCCTTTGAAGCACGTAATTCAATTGTTTTAAACGCCCGTGAAAGATATACAACTTTACCTTTAATGATCACCGTTTCAGGCGGCACCATACCATAGCGCTGTCGAATTTGATGACCGTAAAAACCTTGTAATGAATTAGTAGCAACCATTTCTTGTACATGGTCACTGTTGATCAAGTTGACCATTGCATCTACATCGACATTACTTCGATCAACACCGGTAAATTTACGGCATCGATCATGTAAGTTGTAAGATAGAACTTTTGTCTTTCTATTTTTGCTAGCCATAAAAAAGCCCCAATGCTGTGATTGAGGCTATTGTTTCAGTTGTTCTATAGTTGAAATTTAATCAGTTCCAAATCAAATCTTTTGATCAAACTCAATTAATTCCAATAGCTTGTCATGCTGTTTATCTTCAATGGTTGCATCAAAGATGTACCCACTTTTAAGAGAAATAAAAACATCATAAAAGCGCTCATGGATCATGCCTCCTCGATGTTCACTTTCGGAGACTTGCAAACAATCCATTTGAGATAAGTCAATTAATTGAGAACAAGCACGTTTTCTACAAAAGATTTTTAATCGCATACTTCACCCAATTACTTAACAAGAGTGCCTTCAACACCACGAGCACGGCGTTCAGCTGTACGTTTATTAAATTCTTCTAGCGCACTTTCCATATAAATAATGGCTTGTTTGTTGAACTCACTCGGAAATTTTTCATCCAAGGTTTTAGTACGGTGAATAAGTACTTTTAACAATGCTTCACTGGTAACCCCATTCACACCATGTTCTGGAATTGGGCCATCCTGAAAATGAATACTGATTTCAAAATCTTTTGCATTTTGGTTTTCAGGATTTGCTGAAATCTTATAGTAATGGCCCTGAGCATATTCCGTGATGCCTTCAACCACTTCCCCTTTAATAACTTTATCAATTTCTTGTGGTTCTAATTCATGGCTTGCATATCCTAAGAAATGATCAATTAATAAGTTTTCTCCCTGACCATTGATAGGTTCTGCGATTCCTACTAAAACATTGTCTTGAGCTTGTTGCATATAAAAAAGTCCTGAACTAATGAACAGGACTATGAAATCATTTTGTATTTGAGCGCTAACTCAACAGTTCCAATTGAATTAAAGGAAGTTATAGACTGCATAAGGCTTAGCTGCTATTGCCGCTGCAAAGCTTGTGGTACCTAAATCTCTATCAAATGCCATTGAGTGAACTTTAACGACAATATTGGCTGGTACTAAACGCCGTAATATCGGTGACAGCTCTACCACTTCATTTGCATCAACAGTTTTATCTAAAACAATCCTAATCCGACTTGTTAAGAAGTAATTTGGCTTTTCAAAATCAGACAAATAGGCTGGATATTCTTTTAGCTTTTCCAAGCTGTGCCATAGCCGGATAATCTGAAAATGATCTTTCCCCCACAACATTCGTAAAACAAACTCTAAAAACGCTAATCCTCTTTTATTACCCATGCTGCTCCAATTGGCATAGATAATTCGCATTAACGTGTCAGAGGTGTTATTTCGGCGCAATACAACAAGTCCGTTTTGTTTAGAGAACCGTTCTACAACTGTTTTACTACCGATATGAGGACAACCGTAATCCAATAAATCTTGTATGGACTGTTCAAAGTTTTGTGCAAATACTTGTTTAAATGCTTTAGCAAGTGCGGTTTGCAAGCCCGTACTCACATATTGTTCATCGATAGGCCGAGTAAAGCTTATAGGGTCCATGTAGCCCCCGAAATATCAGCGGTGCGTTCCAACTCAACAGTAATGCTGTCTTTTGTCACATACACCCACTCATTAGGCTTATTCAACTCATTTGAAAGCATAATGGTAAAGTCACTCATCCGGTCTTGGAAAGCCACAATATTGTCATTAATCAGCTTCCCCATTTCTTGCGTATTAAAGCCATTAACCAACCAACGACTTGAGCTCAATGATTCACGCCCGTAACGTTCTACAAGTAATTCTTTGATCTGTGTCTTAACCATATCTGTGTTATGTACAGAAGCCAAAGAGCCTTTAATTTTTACTTCAATTGGCTTTTCTACAACTTCATGTACATTCACTTTACCTTCATACAAGTTATCGCAATAACCAATATACCGACAGATATCTTGTTCTAACGTTGCTTGTTCAGCTGGGTTCTTGGCAACCACCACAAGATTTAAATGATTTATGTCGCGGTATGTAATGGCAAAGTGTTGCTCTTGCAACGTTTCATTCCAGACAGAAATAAACTGTGCCCGTTTCATAAATTTTTTACGGACTGCATAGTCAAAGTTGCCGAGAAATACCGCATCTTCATCGTAAAGTGATGGATAGCTTGATAATAAACGTAATTCTGATACAGCTAACGGATCTACGCCCTCTCTAATCAGTCCACCAGCTTTAAAACGCACTGATACCCGCTGTTCATCATTAGTAAGTACATCAAGTAAGGCCGCATCTTTTAAACGATTAACATCAACTTCCCCGTATGTCTCAAGAATTCCAATTATTACCGTTTCATTGGCTTGCAGAGTACGACCAGCTCTCTCAGAATCGCCAAACTCAATAAACAATCTTCTTAGATTATCTGTAGTAACAGTTACAGCATATTCACCTGGTTCAACATTCATCCAGCGCGGCTTAATTACATAGTTATTATTGCCCTGCTTAACCGAAATATTTGCAAGTGAAAGGTCCTCTAAAAGGTCTATTCGATATTTATGGAACCCTTCAGTAACTGGTACAACATATTTAATTTCACGGTATTCACTTTGTTCTGCTATTACTTCCGCCGTCTCACCAGCTTTAACAGTAATTGATTGAAGCAACCGCCATACTCTACCGCCGCTATGGTCCTCAATCATTCGCCCTTGACTTAAGCTCACAGCATTTGTTGACCGGTTGATAATTTCTATTAAGTGCTGACACGGTGTACCTATAGGCAAAATGCCTTTATTTGTAGCATCCGCAATAATTGAGCGGTCACGTGTTTTGGTAAATGGTTCAATTGAAGCAATATCGATTTCTGGACCAAATGCAGTCAAAAAACTAGCCATAGAACGCAGCTGGTGAACGACAAGTGGATCTTGAGCTTTATAGCGTTCCTGAATCTCATAATCATCTATCGCTGCTTGGAGCTGGGCTTCAAAATCAGCTTGCGTTAATGTCATATGTCTCACCTGTTACTGATTTACCCAATCGGTCTGCTACTTGGTTAAGATCTATATTCACATTCATGATGCTTAAATGAATATGAACCGTCTCAAATCCTTCGGTTTGTGAATACAGGGCTAATTGGTCAGAGTTAAGCTCAGATAATATTGGTAGATCCTTTTTCATCTTAATAAGAAAACTATCTGCCACCCTCGAGTCTAAAGGTGCCATTAGCAAATCATAAAGAGGTGCACCAAAGTCAGAACCATACTTCCCATTAACCGGATGATTAAGCCAGTACTCAACCATGTCTAAAATTGTTTTAGATGTGATCATTAGGAAGTTGCTCTATTACTGAAAATCATCAAAAGCTTTACTAGTATTGCAGTGCCGATCTGGTAAGTTGAAAAAATGGTGAAATAGATTATGAATATCCATAATGAAACGCTTAATGCATCAAAATATGAAGCAACGTTATAGATTCGCCAATCAACAAGAATAATAGTGATCAATACACATGCCATACTTATGAAATACATATATCTGATTTCTTTAAATAAGAGGCTTATAGGCACATGACGGAATTGTTTAATATACGCAGCTTTATTCTTGCTATTCCATCCTGTAACAACGGAAAGATAAGCTAAAAATGCAAGAATTAAGACAATATCAATACCGATTTGAATTTGCATAAAAAACACCCTTAATAAGAACTGTATTAAGGGTATTGCTTTTGTATATATGTAAGCGTGAATGGTTCCATATTTGAAAATAAGAAATGCATGGATTATTATATATACAAAGCCCGCTCCACTTATGACACGAGAACGTATAGGGTCATAAGTGTAGGTTAGAAGATGTCGCAACCCATCTCTAACTACCGGGCTTTTTTTAATGCACTTCAAAAGCTGTAAGCAGCCATGCATTACTACCTTCTCGCTTAATCAATGACGCTTCATGCGAATTAAATACAATATTTATTCTTGTAGATAATCCACGTTCTGTACGCCGTTGTGTACTACCTTGAGCGATTGTTTGCACAATAGTATCCACAAGCATATGCACAACTTCATCATATGTCATGCCATCACTTTCCATACGGCGCTTGATAATATGCTTAATACCCTGTTTATCACTGCCATACTCAAAATCCACCCAGCCTAAATCATTACGATACATAGCTCTATGCACTGTGGTTTTTTCCATAATGGCTTTGTTCATTGCAGCTTTACCACGTGTGATATTTGCTGTAACTGATTTGATTGGACTCGCACTATCGAATTCAGGCTTTCCCAGTTCGGATTGACCAGCCTCCGAACTTATACCAAGTTGTTGCTTAGCATGTTCAATTTGTTCTTTCAGCTGGTCACGGTGAGCTATTTGCTTAGCTAAATCCTCATCAAGCTTTTGCTCTTGTTCTTCGACTTCTTTAATTTTCTGATCTACAGAAGTACGGCGCGGCGGTAAGCTAACTTTTTCACGCTTATTTTGTTCTTGGATTTTAGATTGTGCTTCACGGATAAGTTTAGCAACACAACTTACGGCGTTTTCAAATGTTGGCTTATAGTCATCACTAAAATCGCCAGATAGAACAATTACTTTATCATTCAGTTCGGCCTTCACTACATCCGCTAATGCACGAATATAAAGTGTAAGCGTAGCGCCACCTGAAAAGAAAAATGCAACTGGTAAAACGCTAACACCAGCAACGCGCTTAATTTTGCGAAATTCTGGTGTAACAATCGTTTGGCCTGTTGCTTTTTCTAATGCCGATTGGATCTTTTTAATGTATGGAGAAGTAGCTGTTATAGCTGCAAGATTAAGACTGCCCATGGATGTAAACCTCAAATAATTGAGGTAATTTTGCTATTACATGAATTATTAAAATGTTGTGAGTTCCATAAAAAAACCACCAATAGTCTGGTGGTTTTTCAATATTTTATAATAAACAATATTTGGGGCTTAAATTCTGGAATGTACCCCATACTTGTCAATCATATTGGTACTAGCTTCATTTAAGCCACGCACAGTCACATTGACACCATTCTTTTGGAATTTACTTATTACTGAATCAAGCATAGCAACTGATGTCACATCCCAAATATGAGCATGGGTTAAATCAATAATCACATCCTTTACATCTTCCTTAAAGTCAAAACCCTGCATGAATTTTTCAGAAGAACTAAAGAAGATCTGACCATGTAAGTCATATAAGCGACGCGTACCCTCTAAAGTAGATTCTACATGGATATCATTCTCTAACTTATTCGCTAGGAACAATGCAGACAATAGAACACCAGTTAATACACCTAAAGCTAGGTTATGTGTTGCTACAACGACCACGACAGTAGCTACCATTACAATATTGCTGCTTTTAGGATTGTCCTTAAATGTTTTTAATGAACTCCACTCAAAGGTACTGATGGAAACCATAATCATGACAGCCACTAACGCAGCCATTGGAATAACTTTAAGCCAATCACTGATAAAGACTACAAGAATTAAAAGAAATATGCCTGCTGAAAAAGTTGATAAGCGAGTAAGACCACCAGATTTAACATTGATCATTGATTGACCGATCATAGCACCCCCTGCCATACCGCCCATCAAACCAGAAGCAATATTGGCAATTCCTTGGCCTTTACATTCTTGGAATTTATCACTTGGAGTATCTGTCATTTCATCTACGATAGTTGCAGTCATCATGGATTCAAGTAAACCAACAGCCGCCAGTGCTACCGAATACGGTAAAATGATCATCAATGTTTCAATATTTAAAGGAATATTAGGAATCAAGAATATTGGAAGTGTGTCAGGTAAAGATCCCATATCCCCGACAGTCCGTACATCAACTCCCAAGGAGATTGCCAGTAATGTAATCACAATAATGCAAACAAGAGGAGAAGGTAGTAATTTTCCTAATTTAGGGATTAGAGGGAATAAATAGATAATGCCTAGACCTAGTGCTACCAAGGCATACACGTGCCAAGTGACATTGGTTAATTCAGGTAGCTGTGCCATAAAAATTAAGATAGCCAAGGCATTCACAAAGCCAATCACTACAGATTTAGAAACAAAGCGCATCAGCTTAGCCAGTTTCAAATAGCCTGCTAAGATTTGAATGACACCAGCTAATATCGTTGCAGCAAGTAAGTATTCAAGACCGTAATCTTTAACCAAAGTGATCATGAGAAGTGCCATAGCACCTGTAGCTGCTGAAATCATTGCTGGGCGCCCACCAACGAATGAAATCACAACAGCAATACAGAACGATGCATACAAGCCAACTTTTGGATCAACGCCTGCAATAATTGAAAATGCAATAGCTTCTGGAATAAGTGCAAGACCTACAACGAGTCCTGCAAGCACATCTCCACGGATGTTGGAGAACCATTGTTCTCGGACATTAGATAACATAAAAATAGCCTGATTTTTGGAATTTTAGATAGGCTAGTGATGTGACATATACGACACACAAGCGACTACACCACATCACTAGACAGTGATGAGTTATTTACTGATTTAGGGGTAAATAAACTTAAGGTGGCGTAAGTGTCATAAAAGAGAAAACATGTTTTGGTGGAATTTAAGGCGAAAAGTATAGCATTGAAAAGCCAATAAGGAAAATAGTCTAAAAATCCAAGTTAAAAAAACTATAGTCACAAGGAAAGTACGACAGAAGTTGTGTCGAGCGAACCAATCCCCCTCGGCAGATTGTCAGAGTTTTCTTTTCCAAAATGTTATGGGTCTTAAATCTAAATTGTTTTGATGATCATGTTAAGGACAAACTACGTGTCGTTTGACATAGATATTAACAGATGCCTTCACTAATCAATCTTTCGACAACCCAAGCTTCTCCTTTTGTTGTAAACATAGGTTGTGAAAATCCATTTTCTGTTTGACGCATGATTCCATAACCTGCATCAACGAACCATTGTTTAAAAGCTTTCCCCCGCTTTAATGTTTTGTTATAGACATCTAACTCTTCCAAAACTTTATTTAACCTTACAGCTGAAAACTTCACTTTTTGTCCCACTTGGGTAGCTGTTAATAAAGTCGTACGTTCTACTACTGTATCGTAGTGACGTACCTTAGGGGCTGCTACCTCAAGTTGTCTGGCTTGCTCAGCTGCTAGCATTAAAGCTTCAGCATATGTTTGAGGGATTTTGAATGCAGTTTCTTGTAATTGTGCTTCTAATTCTTGCCAGCGATCTACTAATCGAGCAGTAAACTCGGGACAAAGTTGGGCAACCACGATAATACTATCGCGTTTGCCTTGTTCACCTGTGAATACGTAAATTTTAGGAATAACCCCATTTGCTGATTTAATCCCATCCTCAATTTGAGGTTGGACAATTACGCCTGTATTTACAAGGCTTTCAATTGTGCGCTTTACATTATCATGGCGTTTTTCTACAAGTTCAGCAATTTCTAAACTTGTCATTGATTTAGTTTCTTGGAATTTAACTGCTGCATTCATGACTTCGCCCTAGCCGCCTAAATAAATTAGACAGGCAAGGAAATGGACGGCGAATGATTCATTTCCCTTTCGATGTACGGTCTAGCCTGTAAAGCTAGAATAGAAATGTTGAGTTGATTAAAATGTGAAAGGTTCCATCCAAGTTTCAAAGCATTGCACTTAATTAAAAATATACTACACATATCATCTAATTAAATGATACAACTGAATGATAGGCCACAAAGAATGGCTGAAACATCATTAATTTATTTACACGGAATTTTTAAATGTATTTTGTTTATGAAGGTCAAAAGATCACCCTTGACCCAAATAAGATTCAACAATTTGGCAATAACTTAGTTTATGCAGACACACTACTGTGCAATACAAATGAATTAATTGTTAGTAAACATAATGGTCAAGAAATCTCAATTTCTACTAAAAAATTTACACCCTTTTTTAATGCTACTTTTCCTCAAATGAATGTTCAAATCCAGTGGCTGAATATTCAAAAGACTGCTGAGTTAAACACGTTAATCGATATCGATAATTCTCTAGTTAATAACAAAAACGATAAGATTCCATTGACACTAGCTCAACAGAAAGTTCTCAATGTAAAAAATCCTAAAACTTTTGATTCTCGCTATGAAAGAGAATTAATTATTAAAAATCTCTCTAGAGCAATTCAAGATTTTGTGAAATGAAAAAAGCCAGCTAATAGCTGGCTTTTTATTAGGGGAGTCCTATTTAGACATCTTTATATTTTGATAAGCCCTTATCGATTCACAGGTTCGAAAGGAAAGCGTTTTAAAACCTTCCCAAGTTCAAGCACCTCATCTTTATGAAGAAAATCCCACAATTGATTAAAGCGTTCACGCAATTGCACAACATTAACTGGTGTGTGGTGTAGTGAATACTGCTGTACAGAAACTGCTCCGCTTTCTTGAATCGATATCCAAAAGTTTTTAGGTCCTTTTGGAGATTGATACTTTAGCTCCTCACCTAATTGCTGTGCAATGTCATAAGCAAGAGGGTTTTCTAATGCTGGATAACGAGCAGCGAGATTATCTACAAACTTTTCTAAACGTTTAAGTGTATCTGTTTCAGCTGGAACTAGCTCTTGTAACGGCAAGAGCTCAAGATACTGCTTCGCCTCATCAAAATGGATTGAAAGCAATTGGCTATATTTAGCAATTCCAAAGTGGCGATTATGACGAATCCACATTGAAGCTCTTAAGCTTCGATCCCTTCCTGCACGGCGATCAACTATCTCGTGCAGTGCATTTTGTTGTTCTGGAGAAATGGTTAAGCGTTGGTTTATTGCTTGCCCTTTAGTCCAGTATTCCCACAGCACATCGTCGCATTCCTTTTGATACATGATGACTGTATCACGGAGCTCTGGTCTTACTTTACCCGGCATTATTGAATAAAGCCAAGCAGGTAATTTTCTCAACAATAAACATGTATGAGCACGGGACTGATCATCTCCCAATATCTGCATTGCGATTTCCACAACGCAGGTTGCAAACCTTTGTTTTAATTTGGTAAATTGTGCTGCCCAATCAAGCCCCATTCCCTGAACAACTGAACGCATCGGAACATAGGGTTGTCCTTCATGTTCAACAATGAAGAGTTCAGTGCCATGAAACGACACAACTTGCGGTATATATGTTAAATTAGACATATCAATATCCTTTTCAAACGGTTGTTGATAGAAGCCCCGACTTAGATCCGCCAAGATTGTTCGGGGCTTTTTTATGTCACTAATTTAGTAACATTGACAATAATCTAATGTATCACTAATCTAGTGTCAATGTTTAGTTTTGGTCATGTCCATGTTTGAAAAAAAGCGAATACAAAATCAAGATGAATGGAAACGTACCCAGATTCGCATTCCACAATATCAATATGATGCAATCGTTGATTATGCCGAAAAGAATAATCTTTCTTTAAATGCCGCTATGCTTGATCTAATGGAAAAAGGTTTTATTTCTGAAGGTTATATTTCTGACTTATCCAAATTATCAAATCAAAGGAAAATACTAGAATTATCATTACGTAGATTTTTACCCCATACAAATACACAAAATGTGGCTTTTCATGAGCAAGATAACTATTTAGCCGTTAGAGGCACTCATGGCAATACAACTGAGAACTGTATAAATCTTATAGAATATATAAAAATGCCTGAATGTATTCAGGTACTTCTTTTTGCTACACATAATAAACCTACACCAGGCTTTAGTCGTGATGATGGACCTGAAACAAACCTTCCATTGATGGGTGCAATAGTTTTAGTGGAACTAGAAGAATTTAATGCTTATGTAATTTTTGACGGTTTGTTTTTAACAGCTCAAAGATACCCAAGATATAGAGAAGTAAAAGAAGTATTAGATGCTGCTGTAACTTCTGATAAAGCTTATTTTATTAATATTCCTGTACCATTTACTTCAAGTTGGGGCCCTGTAGGTGCAGTTGATCAACTTATACATTTACCTCGTGAAAAACTTACTTCAGAATCTAGAAGGAATTACTTTAATTTGCTATGTAACCTTACTGAAAAACAGTACGAAGATTTATATCGTTCTTGAATAAAAGGGATTGAATGGTTCAATCCCTTTGTTATATCCAAAACTGTTCAAAAAAATCTTCATCAATTTGAAGTTGGATATTAGTTAAAGCTGAGAGCCCAATTTGATTTTCTATCATCAATAAAACTATTTCATCAATATCAAAAAGTTTTACCTGCTTTATAGAGTTCATTGAGTATTCTCTTGCACCTTTTGCAAATTTCGAAGTAGTCAGGAAAACACCTCTATTTGCAGAGATAGTTTTATCACTCATCGCACCAATAAATGATTGAATTTCTGACCTTTGAATATTGTTTTTTTTATATCTCTTACATTGAATATAGTATGTTGCATCACCATCCAATATATTGTGATTGGTTATTACCCCATCAAACCCACCATCACCAATCTTACCTAAATGGTCAATAGATACATTACCACCATTATAAGATAGAATTTTTGAAAGAAAGACTAAACAAAATTTTTCAAATCCTTGTGGGGAAAGCTCCCTAATTTTTCCTACTAATTTTTGCTTAATATCTACTTTTTCTATCAAGTCATTACCATAAGCGATAATAAACAAACTAATTAAATCGTCTCGAATACGTATTAGTAAATTATCCTTATAATCTTCATAACAAGTTGAATTAATGGAGTCAAAGTAGTATTTAATATCATCTAAAGTGTTTTCATGGCTAAATGAATTAAATGTGTCTGTTGAATGATAAAATGACTCATGAATAATTTCACTCATCAATGAAATTAAACATAAATTGTACCTTCCAGTACTTTTTAAAATTTCATAATTTATCTTTTCAACTCCAATAGGAATAGATGTATCATCTGTGATACTAAATGAGCTTTGCCCAGTTATTACGGCTGTTCCTAATAAAATATTGATTGCAATATTAAATATTTGAGATAAGGCATCACTATATCCCTCAAATGACTCTTGCTTTGTCTCACCTACTAAATACTGGTCAACCATCGATTTAAATTTTTTATTCTGGATTCCGTACTTTTTACTAAAATCTTTCTTTAATTTCGTCAATGAGATAGAACTATTATTTGATTTTCTTATATTCTCTACTATAAAAGCTAAAATTACTTCTAAGTTTGGATATGATCCCACAATAAATTCCACCATCTGATATGTATTTTACAAAGAAATATAAGCTGGATTATGCATAACACAATCCAGACTTTTTATTTTTTAGTATCTTCACATGCTGCAAGGTACATATCTTCAGAAATTGAATCAGGTACAATTCTAATTTTTGAAGAAGGTTGGATGACGTTTGTTATAGCTAATCCTGAAGCATCATAAGTGTGAAACTCAATAATTTGATAAGCATTGTCATTGCAATAAAATTTATTTAAGGCTAAATACTTACTAACTTTCTTTCCTTTTTCAGTTCCTAGTTTTCCTTCCCGCTTTTCCCAATAGCTAACTGTATTCTTTTTAGAATCAATATTTAAGCTATCTCGATCTAGGTATTGTTTGACCCCATTACTTTCTAAGAAAAACCCCCAGTTTGCAGCCACTGTATTTGAAGTAACAGTAATAGTACTTAGGCATATCAATACTTTTTTCATAATTCTTAAACCTCAAATTTCCCCATTCCGATACCACCAGTAAATGCATGAGCAAGGAAACGGTCATTAACATTCTGCCCGATATTACCACTATTCTGATTTACAACAACAACTTCCTGCGGATTAGGAGTATTTAAAGGTTGCTTAAATGGCATAACATTCGTTAATAACTTACTTTGATTATTCAATTGAGGTTTTGCACTTTTAGCGGCTTGAGGAGCAATAGCTTTTTGTGTGCTCAAGACACTATTTAACTTTTTACTAGCTTGGTTATAAATATTATCAGTAGTTTTTGCCTCTTTAGGTTTGAGTCCTGAGGTCTGTTGTTTTGTATCTAGTACTTCCTTTTTCTTTGACTGGGAAATTCTCTCAGCTATTTTAGAATATTGATTTGCTTTATTTTCTTGAGCTTGCCAATCAAAAGGTTTTCTTGAGCCATCTTCACCACGAATAGTAGATTGCCCACGAGCCCACCCAACATAAGAGCCTCTACCACCTAATTCAGGCCTTGCTTCATCAATACTAATTTCCTTTTTATCTAAGAATCCTTTTTTCCAGCGCTTATTGTTAGTCATTTCACTACGAGCAAATTCAAATTGAGCTTGCACAGCCTCCTTAGTACGCTTGATCGTTCCATCACTATTCATTAAACCACGTTCTGATAAATATTTTTCTAATGCTTTCCTCCGTGCTCCTTGCCAAGAAAACATCCCCAAGTTATTACCACGGGCTGGATCATTATGACTACCAAAAATGTTCTTCTCACTAAAGTCACCTTCTCGGCCTATTTCACCGAGTAGTGCAATAGCCTGTTTATGACTAAACCCTGCATTAATAGCTCCATCATACATTTGACTAATCATATCCGCTTGATTTCTGGAAATGTTACGCTCATTAGTAGCCCCATAAGCAGGTACATTTTTATTTGCACCAAAACCCGGCTTATAAACTCCTTGACCGATTCCCCATGTGGGAACGCCGTCATGAAATGGATTAAAGCGATTAAATTTATCCTTAATGAAATCTAAGGTATCACTAGCAGTATCTTTAACACCGTCTACAACTTTTGATGCTGTACCTTTTGTCAGTTCAAAAGCATTGGTTGCATAGTTAACAAACCCTTTCCAAGCAGTATTAATAATACCTGGTACATCTGCAGCAATTAATGAATCTGTCCACTCTTTGAAATACGGCGCAACTACGGTACCTAGCTTATTCCCAATCCAAGAACCAGCCATACCACCAATTAATGTTCCAACTGGACCAAATAAAGACCCGACAGTACCACCAATTACTCCACCCGCAAGACTACCAACAGTACCGCCTTTTTCTTGTGTGCTTTGTTCATTCCAATCTAATAATGATGCACCAGCAGCCAATGCACCTATTACGGGTAGACCACGGCCAAACTTAAGAAATTTACCTAAGCCCTTTCCTAATTTCCCTACACCTTTCTTTCCTTTGCCTAGAGCACCACCTAGAAGCCCACCACCAGCAGATAACACGGAAGTAAGCAATTTCCCTAGAGAACCTAACAAACCACCCTTAGACGCCAAATTATCGGCAATACGCTGCAATAACTTTATTTGTTTGCGGTTATGGTTCTCTTGTTCACGAGGTAATGGCTCATTTCTCTTTTTACTACGCATCAATCCAGTTAATGGCCGCAAAGCTAATCCTGCTGCACGGCGTACAGGTGAAAGTAAATGACCAACTTCATTGATTGCGTCAACTGTAGGATCTACACCTTGTGTTGAGTTCGGCATTACTCCTTTAATCGCCGTAGATATCGTTTGGGCAACTTTACGAATTGATGATTGGTTTTGGGGTTCATTAGGGTTTGATACAAAACGGCCTTTTTCGTCACGCTCTGGTACACTAGGATTTACAATTTTTGATAAGTCATCATGACTATTAATTTCTATAGCTGGTTTTAAACTCTTAGGTTGGTTAATTTGTTTCTTTTCTACAGTCTTAAGGTCATCAACTGATTGCTCCAATACACCTGCAAAGTCTTTGACAAGCTTGTCTGCAACAACAAATGCTTGAGTGATTGGATTTGCTTTTTCTTTTAATAAATCTTCAAAATCTAAAGTTTGTCTATTATTGACAGCATTAAGCATCTTTTGAAATTCAGTCAGTTTAGGCTGAGGCTGTGCGAGCTGTACTTTTTGCTCTTCAAAGCTTTGAGTAAGAATATCTATGATCTTCTCAATATTTGAATCAATCGTACTTACTTTTTTTTCAACTCGTTTCATACCAATAATGAAACCAAGTTCATCATAAGATAAAACTGGATTATTGTGATTTGAATCTGTCATAACAAAAATGCCCCATACTGATATAGGGCATTTTGAATCATAATTATTTTTGAATTTTTAAGTGTTCCAACCAAAAATTTAATTAAAACTTAATCTTTAGAAAATAATTATTATGATCCAAAACATCTAATTCAATTTGGTATCCTAGATCGATTAGGGACTGTTGTAACTCATTGACTACTGCCATTGTAGCTCTTGATTTTGATAAGGTGAAAGTCATTTCTTTCTGTCCTTTTGCGGCAAGAGAAGTAATAAATACACCTACTTCTTGTTTCAATTCCTCAAGTGTAGATGGCTGTGCAGATTCTGAGATTTTAGCTGCTTCTGCTGCTGAAATAAGGGTCATAACTTAATACTCTATTTAATTAATGATTTTAAGCACTTTGTAAAATATAAATGCCACATGCATTATAATTAATAGAAAGATAATAATTTCAATGGTGTAAAGTTTTATATAAAATCTATTCATTTTTATCATCTGGCTCTACTTCACCTGCTTCAATTAGCGCTAACTTACGCATAAACGCCTCTTCTTTTTTCTTCTTCATATTAGCTTTAGCGATTGCCATTCTTTCTTCAGCACCCGAAATAACAGAACTACGCCGTGCTTGAACTTCCGACTGGTCTTTAAGATCATCTACATCTAAGCCCCAGAACATTGCTTCTGTCTTGGCAATGTTAGAAATGCTGATACTTTGCTTAACGTTTAAATCTACAACTTGACATATAAGTCCCATCTTGAACTTGACTAATGCTAATTGTTCCTCAGTTGGATTATTTAAATTCAGTACTTCATCTCTAATATGAATAACACTATCGATAGTGTCTGTAATTAACTCTCCAAGCTTATGAGCTCTTATACGGTTGTTTTTGACAACCAAAGCTGACTTTAGATAGTTCTCGTTGACTGTAGAACGGCCACCGTTGTTATGACCACTATTTTTTGAGTTTTGACTATTAAATTCAGCAATATTTGACGTTTTTTTGACAGAATTTTGACTATTACTTTTTTCAGTTTTTTCAGTATCTTGTGTATCTTCTTGACCATTGTTTTTTTTGGTCAATTTTTTAATCTCTTTATTAAGCTCCTGAGCTGTCTTTTTGACTAGAGATTTAGCTTTCTTTTTCCATTTCTCCGCAAGTGCTTTACGGCGTACAACGGATGGCGAAGGCATCTCACAACCGAGTTCTTCGCCAACCTGATCAACTAAACCTTGCCACGTAATCTTAGGAGAAGATTCATAGACTTCTTTTAGCCGGTTCCAAATTTCTTCCGAGTATTCAATCTTGCGAGCCATTAAAGTCTATCCCTTATTCAGTAAATAGACCTATTTGTTTTACTTCAGCTATAGCTTGTTGCTGTAAAGAAGCCTTGCTAAAACGTTTTTTATTTTGGATCAGATCAATTAGAGCTTTTTGCTGTAAATCGTTCTCTTCGCGTTGGAATACATCATCGATAGCCATTTCTAAGTTACGGATTTGTTTCGCACGATTTTGTTCACACTCACGCACTATACGCATGAGGGTGTGAAGTTCAGGTAAAACCTTTTCTTGGATAGACTGTTCTTGAGATAAACATGCTTGAATAAGCCCCTTTGAGGCTTCAAGTAACTCAACCGTTAAGGCTTTAGGGAAAGAAGTAATATGCTGTGCCGCAGCCATACTCAATTGAAATGCCATAGCTTGAGTATATTCACTCATCATTTCACCAAGACTGTTAAACAGAATACCTGCTACAGAAGCTGTTTTATCTAGTTCCGGTTCAATCGTAAAACCAAGAATCCAGTCAGCTGAAACACCATATTTTTGACATAGCAAAGAAAGTAATTCTGCATCTGGCATTAACTTACCATTTTCGATTTCACTCATTCGATTTTTATGCGGTGTACCGAATATTTCTAATGCTACGTCTTCTTGACGTAATTGAGCCATGTCACGCGCCATTGCAAGTTTTCTTCCGATAAGTACTCGACGTTGCAAATCGCTCTTTTTCGCCATTTAAATGCTTCTCCCAGCTAACCAATCAAAATCTACAGTTTTTGACAACCAATCAGTTTCATCAGTAAAAACGCACGAAAGCCAGACACAACCCTCTTCACATGGTTCTGCCAGCTTAATTTGTTCACTTATGAAAATATTGTCGTCTTTGAATAACAAGCCATCACCTTTGACACTATCAATTAGTAGTTTTGGATAGTTATCAATATCAAATCGTGGATAAGTTTTAGCGCTGTAAGAACGAGTTTTAAGTGGTGGCTGAACAATTAACCGTATTTCACAAAGTTGATCGATAGCTTTTAACTTAAGTGCTCTAAACATAGGTCCATATTGTTTTTGAACCTTGTCCTTATACTTTTTAGCACCTACTGAAAGACTATTTCTTTGCTTTCCGTTCTGATCAATTGTAGCCCGCCAAATCTCGTTAGCGCTTAATCCATAAGGCAATTTGATTGTGATGTATTGCTTACCAAAAATGATAACACCACCTGTACTTCCCCTATACACACTATTTTCACCATCATTTTCTTTTTCTACATGGCACGGGAAAAACACATGTTTATTTGAGCTAGCTTTATGCTTTTTAACTTTGTTATTACCTGATGAAACACTGAAATCCTTAAAGAATTCCTGTCTTTTATTATTGGAGAAAAACTCGCTCCACTGACGGCGGTTACTTTTTTTAATCATAACGACCTCAAATCAAGCAAGTAAGATTTACATAAACTTGAAGCTCTTCTTGCATGACATAATCCTTAAAAACACTTAGTTCCAGAATTATTAACCGTTAGATTTATTTAGAAGTACCCTTGTTCCAATTCATTATTTTTGTTTGTAAAAAAATGCTCTCTTTTATATATGCAAAATATATTGATCCTCAAAAAAACATCGAGCTGGTCCTACTTACCAATGTGTCAGCACTTTTAGGATAGGGGCCCCTATCATTTCCTTCTTTTTAGTAATTTAATATCCAAACCCTTTTTACGTAGGATTTGCATCACACACCAAAATTTTAAAGGCCACATCTAGTTTCCCTTTATTATAAAATTATTACCTAGGGGTTGTTTAGAAATCTAAAACTTTTATAACTCTTACTCAGAAATTCTCTTTTTCATCAACCATAAATTACATAAAATATTATATTTATCCACAACTTAAATAAGCTTGATTCTTTAATTGATAAACTCACTAGAATAATATTTCTTAAAATAATAGGAGTATATTGACAGAAAAAAGCTAAAATATTACTCTCTAAAAGTTTTCTTCATAAAAAAGCATCAAAAAATGAAAACTATCATCGTAGCTTTTGTACTCTCAGCAATTTTGATCATTCTATCATTTTTATTTTACATGATTATAAAAACCCATTATAAGAAATAACAAAGAATTAAAAAAGCTCATTTCCGAACCAGAAATGAGCTTATGAAATCCACATAAACCTGAAATACTAAGTATGGCTACTTAGCAATATTAAATTAAATGAATTTCTTTGAAGAATCAATATTTTTTTTAAAAAAGTATCTAAAAAAATTTAAAATTATTACAAATATTATAATTATAGCTTTTAGCAAAGTTAATTTCTTTGCTGCTACAAAAAAGTAAAAGTTCAAAAAGAATAAAACTTCTAAAATTAGTTAACGGGACTAAGAAAACTATTTTTTAAAAGTTGCTTTATAATGTTTGGAATTAAAATAATTTACAATCTCTTCCCCATTATTTTGATTTTTTTCTAAATTTAAGGTTAAAAAATCTAATTCCGATTCCAAATTTATAAACTCGGGAATATATTCTTTGATAGGAGGGGGTGGCTTAGGGCCCCCTTCAGTAATTTTTTGAATAAACCCAGCTAACCATAAAATGTATTCTTCTCTTAAATTATAAGAAGGAATCAAACTTACATCAATCTTTACCTTACAATCATTTTTACTTTTACTCAGTACTTCATTGAAATCAATAAAATTATATTTCAGCTTATATTCTGTACCCTTAATTTCTTTTCGAATCACCTTCATAAGAATATACATATTTTCTAAAACATCTTTAGAAAATAGTTTTTCATTTTTCATTTTTTTGTAAATAGTCTCAGCAAGAAAAAGATATTGTGGCATGTTACAAATTCCATTTCATAATTTCCTCTTATTCTATAATATAGAATTATTAAATTAATATTACAAGAATTTACTCAAAGTTTTTTATTTTAAATTTTGAAGTAATATCAAAATATTAAGATAGTAATTCCTAATAAAAAGGTCTATTTCTTTTTTAAGAAATAGACCTAGCGAAAAAAGCGCTCAAACCTAAAAATGGCTGATTTAGTATTAGCTGCCCTTATTCAAGTTGGTACTATTAAGTAATTTAGAAAATGCTCAATTAACCTCTCTCTTTAAATTTCTCTGCTTCCATCTAGTCCCTACATCTTATGAAATGGACCCCATATTGCATTCATATTCTTGAGCTGCTTCTCTTCGTAGTTAAGCCTTTTTCTGATTAGCTTGAACTTGGGTCGGGGTTAGCTTGTTTGGATTGTATTTTTTTGAGCGTTTTTTGCTGGTTGCTTTAGATTTCATTTGCACCCACCCCCTTTAGCTCTTAACTTTTCAGCAACTAAACGATCAGCTACACGCTTAACTCGATTCCAAACAAAGTTGTGATCAATTTCAGAACGACCTTGATAAATACGTTCAAGTTGAAATGCCGTAACTGAATAATCCACTTCTAAGGCCAGTAAATCCCAATCTTCATTAAAAGCTGTAGCGTAGGGGGTCAATTGGCTTTTCTGTGCCAAAATACGCAATTGGCGAGCATCTGGACCACGTTTTACAACTGGTTTTGGCTTAGATTTGATTAAACCAGTTGAAAGCGCCCATTCGACACAAGTTTCGCAACGACAACATAAACGCTTATACATAGGTCCGGTGCCGTGAGGCATATTGAGATCACGCCCTATAGACTCAACGTGTCGAATTTTATTACCAGGATGTTTCAGCCATTTCTTAACTGCTTTTTCTAATGCTTTTCGCTCCTTAGATTTAGCTGCTACGTTTGAGTAAGCAACTAATGCGTATTCAGATTTTTTCATATCAACAAATGCGTTCACTGTGCTTTACCTCCACCTATACGAGCATCATCCCAATCACATTCCACAATATCTAAGCCATCATGTTGAAATCTTGACCAAAGCCGGTCCCCAAGATCATCGCGAACCTCAGAAAGGCTTAGGTTTGAAATCACTACTGTTGGCTTCATCTCGTCATAACGAGTAAGTAGAACCTTATGAACACTCTCAAGCAGGTGAGGACGTTTTTCAGCACGGTCATGTAAGCCATATTCGTCAATAATTAATAAATCTTTGCCCACATAACGTTTTAGTGCTTCATCTTCGCTATCACCGCTACGGCGATAGGCACCCGCAATATCTTCAGCTAAGTCTGCAGACGTAATGTAAATAGCCTCCCAGTTTTTAATGATGATATTTTTCAGAATAGATGAACCTAGATGGGTTTTACCTGTTCCAGTACGACCAACAAGGAGTAAATTTCTAAAAACACCTGCATTGAAATCCATAGTGAACTTTTCACAAGTTTTACGAGCTTTGTCTTGTCCTTTGTGAGTTACTGCATAGTTGCTAAAGCCGCTATTTACATGTCTTTTAGGGATACCAGCTCGAACCATTTTCAAATTTAAAATACGAATATTCTTATCGCTTTCATATTTTTCATTTGACTGCTTCATGATTTTTTCAACACAAGACTGACAAACGATTCGACCATGTACATTGATCATTTGTTCTTTGTGGATCTTACAGATCTGGTTTGTATGGGAAATTTTATATTCCAATTTTTGAGGCACTGCGTTCATATCAACTCACCCTTCACAGCTGTGTGAGCAACCGGTTCATATTTCTTTGGCGCTCCCCATTGATCATTTACGTTGCGTGGTAACGATTGATGGTTTGACTGTTGACCAGTAGTCATTTCGGGTTTTTCGTTTAGGTACCAAGATGCTTTGAAGGCACCCCAAGGATTTTGTCTTTTCAAACAATATTCGACGGCTTGCTGAAGTGTGATTCCTGCTTTTTGGGCTTCATTCAAAAGTGCGTCAAAAGCGTTTTCGGTGTTTTGAGCTTTCTTCGCTTTACGGACTTGTAAGAACTCAGCAGCGTCTTTCTCAGGTACACCATTTTTTTTCAAAGCACTCTTGAAACTAAATTTTGCTTGAGTCGATGAATCAACTTCGCCAACGGCGGAGTTGTTATTCCCTTCTGGATTCAGTGAATCAGGATTCAGATTAAGGGAATCAGGATTCAGATTAAAGGAATCAGGAATCAGGGCGTTTTGGTCTGAGATAGAAACAGTTTTAGAACCGTTATCTAACTGTTCTTGTGTGTTTCCACTACTGTTTGTTTGATTCGATTCGCTTTCTTGATAACTGTTTTCAACAGCAGAACCAGTATTTTGAGGGGCAAATGGACCTGTTTTATCGTAAAAATGCTTTAAATCAGCTTTATTTAGCTGAATTGCCTTTCCAACAATTGTTTTGTTTTTTGGATTACGTTGATAGACAGTGTAGATGCCATTTCTGTCAGGTAGCTCACTATCTTTCTCAAGACCATGTGGGTTTTGATGTTTAACAAAGTTAACGATATGGATAACATCAATACCATCAGCGTTATATAACTCTATAAAACCAAACTTAGAAATGTTCTCTAACTGTTCTGCAACGTTTATATCGTCTGCAGGAAATAAAGACATTTTGATTTTCTTAGGTCGATTTTCGAGTCGGCCTTCGCGATCTGCTAAAGTCCAAAGCCCTATAAATAGCAATCGTGCTTCATAAGGTAATTCAATAATGTCTTCATTCATAAAGAATGAGGGCTTAATATTTCTAGATCTTGCCATTTCTTAAGCTGCCTCATTAATTTCAGTAAAATTACTATGGTTACAAACAGTCATTCGAAGTGTGTTTTTTGAATAGTTAGACATGGCAGCCACCTTCAAATTGAAGCTCCATATTTGTATGGATCTGTGATAGCCGCTCCTTCTGCAAGTGCTCATACTTTGGATTTAACTCACATCCGAGATATTGTCTTTTGAACTTTTTTGCTACAGCAGCTGTAGTACCGCTACCCATAAAAGGGTCAAAGACAACGTCATTAACTCGAGATCCTGCAAGAATGCATGGCTCAATTAAATCCATTGGGAATGTAGCGAAATGTGCGCCTTTATATGGCTTAGTCGAGACTTGCCACACAGAACGCTTATTTCTTGTAAGTAGGTCATAATTACTTTCTTTGCGATCTGCTCGATGAGTACCCATACTTTGATTAGGATGAGCAACAGCTCTCTTGCTATTAGAGCGTTTAAAACTATCTCGTGAAGATCTCGAGTAAACAGCTTTCATTGGACCGTTATGCTTATTAACAACACGGTCACTTCCTTGTTGGTCATCAAGGTTTTGAGAAAGTCTTTTGATTGAGCTTTCTGCAACTGGCTCTTTGATAGCTACATGATCAAAGTAATATCTTCGAGATTTGCTGAATAAGAAAATGTACTCATGTGCTTTAGTACAACGATCTGTAATACTTTCAGGCATAGGATTTGGTTTATGCCAAATAATATCTTGGCGTAAATACCAGCCATCAGCTTGAAGTGCAAAAGCTACTTTCCATGGAATACCAATCAAATTTTTTGGTTTTAAGTTCGATTGAGCTGCATTTTGCTTTGGTAAAATTAACCCTTTCGTTTTTGGGTTCTTGCCATCATTTAGTCCTGTGCGAGTAATACCTCTGCCAGAACCTGCATAACTATCACCAAGATTCAACCAAAGGGTCCCATCTTCATGCAGAAGTTCTCGTACTAAGCGAAATACTTCGACCATGTTTTGAACGTACTCGTCAACTGTACTTTCTAAACCTAATTGGCCATCAACACCGTAATCTCTCAAACCAAAATATGGGGGTGAAGTAACACATGTTTGAGCTTTCAATCCTTCTTGAATCATTTGTGCCATCAACGTACGGCAATCACCAAATAAAATCTTATTCATGCAGCTCCCTCCACCTTTGCAACGCGATTGAAGAAGGGATCATTTGCGCGAGCAATTGCAGCCATAGGCAAAGGTGAAACACTATTTCCACACATATGCACTTGGTCTTTTTTACTTAAAGGCTTGTTATCAAGTCCTCTATCAATAATGTAAGTATCAGGAAAACCTTGCCCTCTATATAATTCTCTTGGTAATAGCATTCGCATACGGATATCAACAATTACCCAAGGTTCACCTTTAACCCAAACGGTCACTAAAGCTAATCGGTCTTTAGTGGTTAGTGTGTCCATTGGCGCTGTAATATCACGTGCATCACCATTGCCATAAAAATTAATGAGGAAAGCTGCTACTTTTAAAGCCCCGTCTAAGTTTTCTTTACTTAAAACTGTAGAAACAAGCTGTTGCTGGCTGCCAGTATTCGTAATGGTTGATAATGGTTCTTCAAGAGATCTACCATCAGACTCGCAAAAGCCTCCATTTGCTTGCATCATGTAAGCGGCAACTAAACCATGATGCCCACCCTTCACTTGAGCACAGATTGTTGTTAGTGGCTCTTCGATTGACCAATTACGCTGATGTGATGAGTTAGCAAATTCAGTTAAAAACGGCGCTAAAATAGGACTAATTAATGAGCTATGACCGCCAAATGAAGAAGTCACTGTTGCTAAAGGTTCTTCAATACCATGACCAATTGACGTACCAAAATCACGCCCAATAAAAGGTACAGCTGAATTCACAAAGAACGGCTTTTTAGATTCGATTACATACTTTTGTAAACCACGTGCAATACGTTTTAAGGTTGCATCTGCAAGAGGTTTAGATCTTTCAAAAATTGAGTTACCAAGATCAGAGAAATCTATACATTCAGCAGCTGAACGCCATTTTTGCTGACCACGTTTTGCCTTCTTAAAATGAGTTGCATTAGTCCACACAATTGGTTGACCATCACATCTTGCAATTAAGAAAAGCCTTTCCCTAGTAGTAGGTGCCCCATAGTCAGCAGCAATAATGCGTTTATTCCATTCAACTACATAACCTAACTTTTCAAGGCTACGAACAAAGTGACGCCATGTTTTTCCTTTCTTCTTAGGGTTAGGAATTAAAAATTGATTATTTCTAGGAACTCGCTCACCAGGTTCAGCAACTCGGTTAACTAATTTTCCGTTAACTTCAACTTTATCTAAAGTGATTACCCGTCCAGTCGCTTTATCACGTTTAGCTATTAAAGGCCCCCAATTAAGGATTTGCTTGACGTTTTCGAGGGTAATTACATCTGGCTTCATTTTCCCAGCAAATTTAATAACTACCCACGATAAATCTCTTATTTCTTTCTTACGCGGTTGCCCACCAGCTGCTTGAGAGTGATGAGTGCAATCAGGGCTTGCGTGAAACCAACCTACTTGATAACCGTCACAAATCTCAACAGGGTCAACTGCGAAAACATCCTGAACATAATGGATTGTATGAGGATGATTTGCCTCATGCATTGCAACAGCTTTAGGATTATGGTTTACAGCTACATAGACTGGACGATTAAGTCCCATTTCTAGACCTGTACTGGCTCCGCCTCCACCAGCAAAAAAATCAACAATAATTTTCTCGGAAAAATTCAAACCATATTGGGTTTTAAATAAACGCGTATTATCAAAACAAAACTTAGTGTTCATTCTTATCACCCCATATGTCCACAATGATTACAGTGATCAAAGTCATAGGGGTTGTATTGCCATACGATTTTTCCGCATTTTGGGCAGTTAAAACGTGTTTGAGGGTTTTTGACTCTTCTTTTGGCCCTTTTTAAATGTTCAGGTTGTTTTAAGCCTGCTCCTTGAGTCATGATTCGAGGATTATATTGATTAAAATCAAAAGTCCTACGTTTTGCTTTTTCAGCTAAATGAAATGGGATAGCAATATACTTCTTATCAAGTTGACTTACTTCATCTTTAGAAAAATATGAAGCCTTTTCAAAATCAGTTGATATGTCAAAAGAACTTATATTCAACCAAAAAACATCATTTCCTGAATATTTCCCTTGAACGAAAACAGCATATCCAAAAACACTATCGATAATTTGAGTGCTATTTGGAATTGTTTGGTGATCAACTTTCCATACAGCTAATGCATCAACATGATCAGCAGAAATTGGACATTCAAACTCTCTAGCATGATTGAAATGACGCTGTGCTTCATCTAATGTACAAACATATGCTTGATCAATATCAGTGTGATAACCTGCAAATTGATGTCGATGAAAACTTACATTTGGTCCGACATTATCTCTAAAGCATGCGATGTAAAAACGATCTCTCATGCTGCACCTTCCTGAGCTGGTTTATACAAGCTCACTTGTTCAGCAAAATTCCATGCACGTTTACAGATATTATTTAAAGACGAGCGGCGTTCATCTAACCATTGTTCACGCCATTTATTTTTCTCAGCTGGATCTTGAATTAAGTCATAAGCTTTATAGAAAGCAGTACGGTCAAGATAAGAACCTAACAAAACACTGTTAAAGCTATTTACCAGGTCAAACTTTTCTTCATTTCGAACTTGAATATAAGTTTCTTTAAAATTCAACCCAAAATTAGAAACAAACCATTCGTCATGCCCACCAAAAATAAAGAATGGAACATCAAGGTCGTTTTCAATTCCTTTTGCAGAGTATTGACCGTTTCCAAGTACACACGTAACTAAAGCTGCAATTTTTAAATTTGGCGCTTCAAATGTACATTTATCACTAGGATTTATTAATTCAAAAATCATTGTTCAGTCCCTACCTCAAATCGTAAATCTAAGAAAGCTTGGTTAACTGGACCTACGTAGCGTGACCAGCCAAAGTTTTCTTGCCAAAACCACCAATTGTTCTGCTCGTCACGCTTCCACGGCGTTCCCTCAGAATCAGTGTGATTGGTTCCTAACGGCCAAACCTTTTTTTCTGAAGTCATGAAATCTCCTTTTGTGCATTGAATGCACGATCTAGAAATTTCTCTTCATCGGTTTGAGTGTTTACGATTTGATGCGGGGCATCTTGATTAATAAGACAAGTTGAGCACTGTTCTTCTTTAAAATCAGTGCATTTGCCTGAGCAGGGATGATTTGCTAAATTACTCACGTTCATTCTTCCAAGGGTTTGAACAGCCATAGACCATTTCCTGTTGGCGCAGGGAGTGGTTTTTTATTTCCAGCTAAGTAGATCAAGCTGGACTGATTTATCACTAGCATTTGTATGCCGCGATTTTTCGGCCCGTAAAGGCACTAATTCGAAGGTATCTCTGGTATACCCGTTATCTTTTGACCCACAAAAAACATTTCTGAGAAACTGATATTCAGATTCAGCTTCTGAGACTTTTCTAGTGCAAATGTTTTTAATTACTTCGAGAGAGCTTTTACCTGCCATCTCACCTTCTACTTCTGAAATCTTTTTCTTACACATAGAGCGGATGAGATTAGATAAGGAGTTCTTGCCTTCAAGTTTGGCAATCCATTCCATCTTTGCTTTTTCTTCTAAAGTTAATTTCGATGATGCATTTGCAAGAAGTTTTTCAGCCATGGTTATGCCTCATACTTTCCTAAAAGTGGTTTTTATGCAGATCGATTTAATTGTATTGTCTTGGATTCCTCATATTCTCTATTCTGTTCAGATGCAACTAACGCGTCTAAAGCAACACCTTTGTTATAAGCAACTTCTTTTTGTTCGCCACTTGCAATTTTTGAAACAGAACTTTGAGAAATTCCTGTTCGCTCTGAAATTTGCTGTTGTGTCAAACCTCGGTTGTTTGAAAGGTAAATAACCTTATCTTGAATATTCATGCACATATCAATGACTCCATAATGATGAATATTTTTATTCATTAATGAATAGCTGTCAATACGAAGATGAATTGTTTTCCACAAATTATTCATTTTTGAATAAAATTAATTATCAGACCTGGACCAAAGAATGAGTCTTAAAATGAAAGAGAAATATCTTTTAGAAAAGAATGTGAAATACATTTTGTATTCACAACGATTAACAGTAACGGGTCTTAGTAAATTATCCGGGGTGCCTCAACCTACACTCTTCCGTTGGGAAAGTGGACAATTTCAAGCGCCTACTATTAAGACAGTAGAGAAGTTAGCGAAATGGTGTGGTTTAACTACAGAAGAATTGCTCTACCAAGATATTGAAAAAATTTTAAAAAATAAAAGCTCTGATTCCAATCTTAAACTTGATAACAATGTTGATCTTAATAATAAAATCAACATAGAAGGAGATTTAGTACCTGTGATTTCTTGGGTAGCAGCGGGTTCATTTACAGATGTACAAACTGTGTTAAAGGATACGGAAGTAATAGAATGGCTTCCACCAATGAAAAAGGCTGGTAAGAATGGTTACGGCCTTATAGTCACTGGATACTCAATGTATCCAAAGTTTGAACCTGGTGATCGAATATATGTAAATCCTGATTATCCTGTGTTTGATCTAAAAACCAATGATCTTGTAATTGTTGCATGTGCAGGTGAATCAGAGGCTACTTTTAAAAAGTTAATTATTGAAGGTAATGAAAAATATCTAGAACCGCTTAATACAAAATGGCCTGAGCAGATTATTAAATTAACTGAGGGTTGTAAGTTGGTAGGTAAAGTAGTTGGTATGCATAGGGAGTTTTAAGGGAAACACTATGGAAAGACCAGATAAAGATATTTTTAAATTTCAAGGAATTAACACCTTTTTAACTGTGTTTGCTGAGGAAGTTATTAAAAGCCAACCCAATTTAGCAGCTAATATTTTACTAAATATAAAAAATTTAGCTGATGAGAACCATCCTTTAGTGGAGCAAGCTTTTATACTTGATAATTTTGAAAACCCTGAACTAGCTAAAGATACGGTTTTTCAAGCACTTAGTGGCTTTAATAATGAATTAGCACGCCTACTTTTAATGACAAAAAATTCATTAATGGATAGTTAAATAATTCAGGAAGTTAACTAAAGTAGTTAAATTGTAATGAATGCCTAAAAACTCAGCAAAATGCTGGGTTTTTTTAAAATTAGAATAATTCAAATGGATAATTTTAGATCAAATAATAAACAATTAATTCATTGATGAATAATTACTAGTTGAATAATTCTATTCATTGATGAATAATTAATTCACCAATAAATCTCATGGTGAATAAATAATGAGTACATTACGCTCTACAGATTGCGAAGAATTTATTAATGACATCGATGGCGGTGCCTTTGCAAAACAACTTGGCTATGCAGTTAGTAAGGTTGCAAGTGCTGCTGTTGATACACAAAAAGTCGGCGAGATCACAATTAAATTAAAGTTCTCTAAAGGCGTTGGTCACAACAACGTAACTGTAGAGCACAAACTAATTTCAAATGCTCCACTCCCAAAAGGTAAAAGTGTCGAAGAACACGGTGACAAAACACCTATGTATGTAAACACACGTGGTGATGTATCGCTTTTTGCTAAACACACTGACCAGCTTTTTGAAGAAAAAGCTTAATTTTTAAAATCTTTTTTACTCAACTAAAGGAAAGACCTTCATGTCTGAAAACATCGAAATCGAAAAAATTCTAGGTTTAGCTAAACCTGTAATTCCTCTTGAGCGTGGTCAGCTTGTAGCTTTGCATCATGACTATAGTGTTATAGCTGCTGAAAAATTTATGGATGCTCGCTTCCGTCCTCATGGTGAATTTACTACACCAACATTTAATGACTTTAAGGATTTTGTAATTGCAGAAGGCGGTAAAGATACACCAATTTTTGTTAATCAAAATGACGTAAAAGCTATTGCAGTTCTTAACTTCCATGGTGAAGGTCAAACCCAAGGCCATTGTGACTACTTAGCTTCTTTATGTTTAGAATCAACTGTTGTATGGAAAAAGTTGAATCAACTTAAAGACCATAAATTAGATCAACGCAACTTTGCTGTTTTCATTGAAGATTGGGCTCAAGTACTTAATGCATTTGATGAAAATAATAATGTCATTGATATTAAAGATGCCCTTGTTGCAGTACGAAATATGCAAATTGAAGCATCGACTACTAGTAACGCTGAAGTAGAAAACACACGTCAGGTTCAATCTGAAATGGCCCAAATTGCAGCGTCTGCTAAAAAAGGCGTATTACCGGCTTATTTCACCATCCAAGATTCAGCTTACTTAGGTCTTGCAGAACGAGAAATCAAATTACGTTTAATTGTGAATAGCTCTGGCAGCACACCTCAGTTTGCCATTCAAATTGTCAAAGAAGAGTTATTACGTAATGAAATTATTGAAGATTTCAAAGAAGAAGTAATAGCTTTACTTCCTGAAAACCCTGTACGAATTGGGTCATTTAAATCTTAAGAAATAAAAAAAGCCCTGAAAACTTTGGACGGCTATCGGGGCTTTTTCTACCAATACTGTACGTATAAAGGCAAATTATTATGAATCAGAAATATATAAACAGTCAATCTGCCCCATCAACACCTATTTGTTTCGTGCCTGAACTTAGCGGGAATAAAACAAATAAACCAGCTACTTCTAAACTTTATCAGCATCCATCAGCAGAGGATCTAAAGTTTAAAAAAGATAGTAAATGGCCGTATGTTTTATGCTTCCTTATATTTAGTGTATTAGCTATTGCTTTCCTTTATGCGTGTGATGCAGAGGCTCAAGTGCGTGAGCAGAAGACGCAACATTGGCAACAGCAATTTAACACAGATGAACCTATTGAAGTTCAAGTACGTGTTGTTAAATCAGGTGGTGCCGAATGAACACTAACTTCCTTCGTGGTTCTAGACGTTATAACAATAGTCCAAATGGTACGACCAACAATAAATCTTTCCGTGAGTTTAAGGGGAAAGATGAAGAGCGTGGTTTATACAAAGTTCGCTTAGGCCATACTGTTTATGCAGCAAATCACACTTTAACTCGTGTTTATACAATTGATGAAGCTGGTGAATTAACTCCTGTCACTCAATATACGTTGGATACAAATGAGTGGATTCTACGTAATTTACAAACCGAAATTAAATATCGTAGAGGTCATGAGTTAAATCAAATCCTTAGTAAAACGCACATCCCCTCACCAGATCGTAAAGATTATAAAAAACGTCGCGGTTTTCTTGGTACACGTTAGTTGGGGACATGTATGTTAGTTATTAAATCTTTTTATGTGATTGATGGGACATGTCCTAGATGTACTAATGACAAATGTACTTTAGGAGTTAGTCATTCTGGCCCAGGTGCTCAATGGGAATGTCACAACTGCGGTTTGTGCTGGCCTAATCGTTAAAAGGTGCATGAACAATGAAAGCAATAATTTTAGATACGGAAACCAACAAATTAAATGGTTATCCAATCGAAATTGCTTATACGCCATTTAGTTTCGAAAACGGTCAAATACAGATTCACAAAGATTATGCATTTAGCCGTTATTTCTCTTGCCCGGAACCAATTGATTTAGAAGCAATGGCTGTACACAACATTATTGAAGCGGATATTGAAGGTCAACCAAGCTGTGAAGCGTTCCGGTTACCTGAAGGTGTAGAATTCATTGTCGGCCACAATATTGATTACGACATTAAAGCTCTAAATAAATGTGGACCAGCAATTAAGGCAAAAACAATTTGTACTTTAGCTTTAGCAAGGGATGTATGGCCTGATTTGCCAAGTCATAAATTAGCTGTTCTGTACTATTTCGTAATGAGTAACCGTGAAGAAGCACGTAAGCATTTAAGACATGCACATTCAGCACGGGCGGATGTTTATTTTACTGGGATTATCCTAATAGCTCTAATTGAACGACTGGGAATTAAAGATTTGAACTCCTTATTTCTCATGTCTGAAGCTGTACGTTTACCCAAAATAATGACATGGGGTAAACACAAAGGAACGCCTCTTAAAGAATTACCGCGCCCATATATCTCATGGCTCCTGAATAAAGAAGACCTTGACCCACATTTGAGTAAAGCGCTTCAAAATATTTAAAGGTTAGCAACTATGAAACCTACTCTATTTACGCCTGAAACATGGGCGGAGTTTACCCAACAACTCAAAAATTCTTGGGAACAAGATAACGCTGGTACTGATTCACCTATTTTTGTTGTTCAAGAAAAAAAGATTGTTTGGGGTTTAGATCCGGCTAGTGACTCAGTTGAAGTTATTAATATTGTTGATGCCGATCAAGAATCAACATTTAAAACAATTGATGAATTTTTTGAATCACTTAAAGCTACTGACAAACATGCTTTAAATGGCTTTGCAATTGAAGAGGAAGACGAACTATTTCTCGATGTAAAAGCAACTACTCAAATAAGCATTTTAAGTGACTGGCATGACCGCAATATTCATATCTGCCATGGTAAATATTTTTGGGAAGATGTTAATTGCCATCTAACTCGTTCAGCTGCAGATGCATTTATTAAACGAAAATCGCATGATTTCGGTGAATTGCGGGTATTTGTTAAATCACTTTATTGGTGTGAGGAGTTTAAGAATTTACTTAACGCAATTATTAGTGGTGAAGTAGGTTTGACAAATATAGATGACGACAACATTCTAAACGTTTTGGGACCAATTGAACCTAAAGCAGATAAAGAAACTAACTCAACTCAAGCAAAAAAATCTGCGAAGAAGGCCAATAACAAAGAGGAAAATTGGACTCGTTACCATAATGACAAACCGGTTAAGTCTCCGTTAGCTGGCCTTATTGAAAAGCTAAAGAAAACTAAAACTGCAGATGCAGCTAATAGTCTCATTGAGGAAACGAAAGACTGGGCTTCTGAAGATCAAAAATCTTTTTTAACTGAGTTAAATAAACACTTAGTCATCATTGCTGGTCAATCAAAAGAAAATATTTCAATTTCTGAACGAATCAAACGAGCTACAGACCTAACTACATTGGATGCGATTGAAATTGATATTTCAGAAGCAGATGAACGTATTCAAGAACCCCTAATGGAGCTGGTTATAAAAAGAAGAAAAGAACTAGAAGTTGAAAATAACTTCTTATTGGAGTCACCACAATGATCCAAATATACAACAGCAAAACCAGAACTTTCACTGTAGTTGGTAAAAACAGAACTCATGTGTTCTCAAATGTTTCGCTTCATGAAACAGATGCCCTGCTCTACAAGGCAAAACTTAAAGATTCCATTTGGAGATTTTAAATGATGAGAAACATCCCTGATTCTATGTCGTTTCCTTTCACTGTTTGGATGTGTGAAAACGGGTATTACCCATCTCATAAAAATGGATTCATTGTTTTAAAGCGTGGCAAAGAAGTCGCAAAGATATCAATGAATGAAACAAAAGATGGTTATCCAATGAATGATATTTGCCAAAAGAAATTTGCCTCGTTCTGCAGAGCATGGATGAACAGAGATAAACACTTTATTGAGCAATTACGTTTGCGTGGTTTAGCAAGATTAAATCAAAAAAGTTATCAGATGGTGGCAGAAGGCTACGTTTTAATGCCATTAGAACCCACTCAAGAAATGCTTGGCGCTGCAAACCTTGCACCAATGCCTATGGTCCATATTGACAGCATATCTGGTAGAGAGAAGCTTCGTATATCTACTCAATACAAAGCAATGGTTAATGTTTGCAAATCGGGAGCTGAGGGATGAAATATCAAATACAACCAACACAAGTACCAGATGATTTAGATAGCTGCTGGTTCCACCCTGATATAGAGAAGCACGACACTATTGGAGAGCATGCTGAGTTTTATACAAAGGAACAATGGGCACAGCTTCAACTTAATCTTGGTGTAGAAATTCTTGTTGAGCGTTTGGAATATTTGGATATTCCAGAAATTCCTGAAGACGACTGTGCAGATTGGTCAAACTGGAAACCACAACCACCTATAAAAGATGCCTTTCTTATTGCAGGTTTTGATACAGAAGATGGGCCTTGTTTGTGGTGGGCAAAGCCTAAAGCGGAAAGTAAGGAGGAGTAAATGGGACAAATAGTTAAAATAGAGGCTAGCATTCTAGAAAAGATTGTTGCTGTAGCTGAACGTATTGCTCAGTCAAAAGAAGAACGCCGAGTTGGTCGTGAAGAATTTGCACACATGCTCAATATCGAACCTGAAACTCTAGACGCTCGGATTCGTGAAGGCAGATACCAAAGGCCATACAAGGATGGGCGAAAAAGTTTTTGGTTATTGTCCTACGTGCAATCTGTCGTTACAGACACAAAAGAATCTGGTAAAGTAGCCACCTATTGAGGTGGCTTTATTTTATACAATGAGATAGGTACTTTTTCAATATTGAGTACCAAATTGAGTATCAAAATCACCCCAAAATAAAATCCCTTTATATATTAGTGAGTTGAATCTAAAATGCTTCTAATGATCGACAATTACGACTCTTTTACCTACAACATCGTTCAATACTTTGGCGAGTTGAATCAGGAAGTAAAAGTAGTTCGCAATGATCAAGTCACATTAGAGGATATTGAACGATGGCAACCAAAATATCTTGTGATTGGTCCTGGCCCTTGCTCTCCAAGCGAGGCAGGTATTTCAATTCCTGCAATTAATCATTTTGCCGGAAAAATTCCTTTGCTTGGGGTGTGTTTAGGCCATCAAAGTATTGGGCAAGCTTTTGGCGGGAAAATTGTAAGAGCCAAAACGGTGATGCATGGACGTTTATCTGATATGTACCATAGCAATAAAGGTATTTTCAGTAATCTTCCTAGCCCATTCTCGGCAACTCGTTATCATTCATTAGTCATTGATCAAGAAACACTACCTGACTGCCTTGAAGTAACATGCTGGACCAATGAAGCAGATGGCTCAATGGAAGAAATTATGGGCGTTAAACATAAGACACTTCCTGTTGAAGGCGTGCAGTTCCATCCTGAATCCATTTTGAGCCAACATGGCCATCAAATCTTTAAAAACTTTTTAGACATCTACGCATAAGTCAGCCGTCAATAGATTGTTTTTAAAGTAATTTGATAAGAACCCTTAATAAAAAAGCCAACTACGATCAGTTGGCTTTTTTATGGCTGAATCAATTACAACTTTAACTGTTGCACAATTGACCCATCTTGTTTTGCTACCAGCGATTCGCAGAGTTGAATACGTTCTTTGGTTTGTTTCAATCCTCTTTCTACCCCAACCAACTCTTTAGTTCGTGGTGCAAAAAAGTCATTTAACTGTGCTGCTTGTTGTTGGGTACAAGCTGCCCCACTGAACATTGCAGGGAAACGCCCAGCTGAAGATTTACCTAAACGATCAAACACAGCGTCATGATTTACTTTAAACCAAGACCATAAGCCACCTTGTTCATCTCCATAACTATTGATTGAGTTGACCACGGTACGAACTTCACCAACTTTAACACGCGGGTCTCTGTACACGACAAATTTCAC